CTAAGCATTAAGGTCAGCCTTTACTTTCATGTAAACAATGGCTTCATCACCATGGCCAGATTGGTAGTGCTCAGTCATTTTGACGTCCGCGTGACCCATCAGCCCTTGGATGTATTCCTGCGGAAAACCCTGTTGCTCGTACAGCCAAGCTCCCAACGCCCGAATCTCGTGAAAGGTGGGGCGCTCGCCTGCCGGTACGTCCTTGTATGCCTCGGAATCATCCCGCGCTTGGGCGAATGACTTGGTCAGGTAATCAGGTGTCACGGCGTTCCAGTGGAGCTTGGCGTCGAGCTGCGATCGCTTGCGGGCCTTCGGCGAGTAGTGGATCAGGTAAGGGCACACGACGGGCGACCGCATGCACTCCGCGACCACCTCGCGCAGCGCCGGGCCCATGGCAATCTCCAAGTGCACCGGCTTCCCGTAGTTCTGCGTCTTTCCGGGCGACACCTTGATGATGTTCTGCTCGAGGTCAACGGCCGACTTCGGCCACATCACGATATCCTCCCGACGCTGAAGACTCAGCAAGCCCAGTCGGATCGCGCGCTTCAGCCAGACCGGCGTCCCCACGTAATTCAAAATTGTGTTCAAGCCTTCGACCGTGTGGCGCTGGCGCTTCTTCTCGGCCTCTTTCTTGACCAGTGTCAGCTCGGCCGAGTTGCGTTCGCACAGGCCCTTTGCCACGGCGAAGGCGAAGATCTGTACGAGCAACCCGCGATGCTTGGTGTAGGCATTGTTCTCGAAGCCGTCCAGATATTCGGCCACGGTCAGCACGTCGAGCTGCCCCATCATCAAATCGCCCAGGTCATCCCGGTACCGAGCCAACTTGAATTTGATTTCCTTCAACGTCCGTTCGGCATAGTTCCGGGTGCCCAGCCATTCCTTTTCGAAACGATCGAGGCACGCGCTGAACTTCGGCGCGGCCTCGCCGGTGAGCATTGCCAGCAGTGCGCCGTCGTCGGCCAGCAGGGGTAGCAACTTCGCGTTGGCGGCGTTGGCCAGCTTGATGGCCTCCGCCATCGGCTTGTTGATGCTGGTCTTCTTGCCGGTGACCGGGTTCTTGTACTGCCAGTACTTGCCATTTGGATACAGGTTCGCTGGCAGGGCCCTGTTCTTTGCCGTCCTGGCGCGCGGAGGAGCCATCAGCTCACCTCCATCATCTTGGCCAGCAGCGGGTCATTCGACCCCATTACTGCTGCTTGCACATCGACGAAATACATCCCGCCTTTTACTTCTCCTATCACTTCGCCTTCCTCAATCCATTTTTTCAACTGCTGCAGGCTCGGCTTCCCTCCGACGTACCGCAACTTTCTGTACTCACCGGCCTCCATGAGGCGCGGCAGCTTGACCGTTATCTGGGCCAGGACTTTTGCCATGATGATGCTCCGCGCCGCGCGTGGCGGCAGAAGGTGGGTTAGGGCTTTGCGGGGAACCATTCGGTGTCGTATTCGAACTGGGTAACCAGCTCCGGGGCCAGGCTCGGCAGCTGGCGCTCGAACACCAGATAGCCGAACGGCTTCTCTATCCATTCCGGCGCGGCCTTCATGAATTCGCCCTTGTAGATCCGCAGCAGGTGATCAACTGCTTTCTCGAAGTCCTCCTCGTGGTAATTCCCCTCGCAGACGGTGCCGTTGCTTACCCGCCACACGGTACGTTTTGGCTGGGCTTCGGCCGCCTTGATCTTCTCGGCCATCTGGTCGCGGGCGTAGCGCATCTGGTCCAGGGTTAGGGTGGCGACCCAGGCATCGGTCCCGATGCTCTGGGTGTGGCCGTATTCGCATTTAATTTCGGGCATAGGGATTCCTCGCCCGCCATCGCCGGCAGGCTCCGATTGTTGAGTGGGGTGTTTCAGATAGTGCTGATCGCCGCCGGCGTTGCGCCGTGGCACTGTCTCTGCGTTCGCCCGGTTCGTTGTCAGGCTGCTGCAGTGGCCGGCTTATGCCGGGCCGGGCGGACTCCTCAGTATCTTGTAGCCGCTGCTGATGCGGTCAGCGATCCCTTCCAGGCGCTCAGCCATTCCCCACATGTCGTTGTTGTCGCGGCGGGATACGACCTTGCAACGGGCAACGTTGCGGCCGATCAAGATCCATGCAGCCAGCCTTATCAACCAGGCCTCGGCCTTTCTGCGAAAGAACCTGTTCATGGCCTTGGCCCCGTGTAGATGTTCCATGCGAGGTAGAGCAGGGCGGGGAGGATCATGGCTGAGCCTCCTTGCTGTACCGAGCGCCCCGATACTCTGGTCGCGGTTGGTAGTCAGGCTTGCGGATGACCTCGGCTAGCAAGCGTTGCCAGGTCTTGGCGTTGTTCGGCAGGCATACGCCGAACTCCTTTGTGTCGTATTCGACCTCCTGGGAAATCTGCTCCACCAGCCCATAAGGAACTGCGAGGTTCGCACAGCCACTGTTGTAGTAGCCAAGATGCTCGAGGATGCGATGCTCTGGGTAAACCCCGGCACGTCCCAGCGTCCAGCAATAGCCCTTGTCGTCTGGGCGCCATAACGTGATCGCCTTGTGGCGTCGGTGGGTGTGTTTCAGGCTCAGTACGATGTACGCGCGCCCGGATTGGTTTTCTTCAGGCATGACTTCGTCCTTGGCCGCTATAGCGGCTGACTTTGAAGGGGAGGTTATTGCGGGTGACGCGAGTAATCGAAGTGCGGAGCGCGATGAGAAGGGCCCGTGATCCGTTTCCAGACTGTCCAGTAGTAGTGGTAACGTCTGCGCTGCAATCTCTCGAGACGGCCAAATGAATCATCAAACACCAGCTAATGCCGCAGCAACAAATGCTGGCAAGGTAAGTACTGCCCACCCGCCTATTTGGTATTACGGCCCCGAAATACCCATTATCGGAAGCAATGGTATGGGCGTTTTTGGCTTCTCTCTTGCGCTGATTCTGCTTTTACCGGCCTACGGGCTGGCGCCGCTCCTTTTCACCGGGCCGGACGTCATTCAGGGTGTGCAGCTTGACAATGGCGATAGCCTGACACCGTCATTCTTCATGCTGTCAATGCTGGCCTTTACAGTTTTCATTGGTGCGTTCTTTGCGTGGGTTGTCTCTGAGCCTCAAGTGCAGGCCTTCACGTTCGACGAAAATCAGCAGTTGCTGACCCTCACCATAACCCGTCGTTGTCGAAGCCCCATTGAAGTACGCGTCCCGTTTAGCGAAATCATCTACATTTGCCCTTATGTGATGAATTCGTCTGCTCATGATGGACATTTTCACGTCGCGTATCGCGGAGCGAAGGGCAAGGTTTTTGGGTATCGTCTAGGGGACGGTACTTCTCTCGAAAATATTGAGTTTCATGGTGCGTGGTTGCGTGGAATGGTAGGAGAGCGAATGTGCGAGCTGACGGATCTCGACGACTGAAAGCAGCCTATAGCCAGTCTGAGCTACCGCACTATTGGTCGGCCCCATCAGGTATTCATTAGTCATACGGCATTCCTTGCCGGGCCAGGCCCAGGCGGTGGGTGCTACGATGGCGCCTCACTCAAACGAGCAAGCCCATGACAAAGCACGATATTTATGATGAGCACGAAGGCTTTCAGCTCTGGAACTACATGGAGTGCGAGAAGGACGAAGAGGGCCGGGAGACCTGGCGGATCAACGTCGAAGTGAAGCGGGGCGGCGAAGTGGTGGTGCCGGTTGTTGCGGGTGATCGCACCTACGTTGACCGTGGCCTGGCGCAGGTGGCCGGCCGAGAGCTGGGTGCAAAGCTGGTTGCCGCTAAAGGCTAAAGCTGCTGCAGTATTCGACGCCCGATCCAGCGCACCACAGTGATCGCCTTGCTGTTCCCGATCGCCTTGTAGCGAGGGCCGTCCGGGCATTCGTTGGCAGGCTTGCCGCGCCAGGGGATCTGCGTGTAGTCATCGGCCATGCCCTGGAGGCGTTCGCATTCGCGGGGTGTCAGACGTCGAACCCCTGAAGCGGACGGCGTGATTGGCTGGCCGCGACCGGTACCGTCCTCGCTGCCGTCGAATCCATCGGCCTTGAGAGTGTGGGTGATATCGCCGGTGATGCACACCGCCACCTGGCCGCCAGCATTGGCATGGCTGAATGAGTGACTCATGGCGCGAAGGGTGGGGGCAATTTCTCCAGCATCTGCGCCGTGATCTTTGCAGGAAAAACCCAGAGCCGCGTTTTCTTGGCCGTTGTTCCGTCCCAGGGCGAACGCTAGCTTGTTGCTGACGCCCGGGTCCTGCGAGCCATGAACAACGAGCAAGCCTGATTCTGCATCTTGTTGGGTGGCGCTGCCGGCCGCCTTACCGCCAGCCTGAAGCGTGCCGGCCACGACCAACAGGCTTTCTCGGCTCTCATGGTCACCGTATGGGTTTGTTGTAAGCGGTGCGGATACAACGAATGTCTCGGTCTCAGCGTCCATCCGAGTTCCGCCAGGGTGTGCGCTGAGAGCAGTCGCCACCTCAGTTTGCTGGCAGTTAGCACCGCCTCCAAAAGCTACCGGCTGGAGGTGTCCGGCTCTTCCGTGATCGACGTCGCTTCCGCCGTCAGTGCTTCTAAGAGTGCCGGCGGCAACGTCCTGCCCCTGGCCTCGGCACGGCGCAGTATCCCGGCGCATGCCTTCGCGCTCAAAAAGTACCTCGGTGGGATCGAACCCGTCTCGAGCACTTGCGACAACGAACACACGACGGCGTCGTTGGGCCAGGCCGAAATATTGGGCGTCCAGGACCCGCCACGCGATTGTTCTTTTGGGTCCATACACACAACCAGCGTCCTGCCATTTCTTCCCTGGAGGCTGCAGCTCGCAGTCTTCCCCAGCAAGCGCGCCAAGAAAGCATCCGAAGGCGTTCCCTTTATCACTGAGGACGCCGGGGACGTTCTCCCAGACGATAACGCTGGCGGGCTTTCGCTGGCCGGCGCGAACATAGTCAACTGCATCTGCAAGCTCCACGTATTTGATGGTGAGGGCGCCGCGCGGATCGGTGAGGCCTTCGCGCATACCGGCTACCGAGAAGGCCTGGCACGGGGTGCCGCCGACCAGCACGTCCGGCGCCGGAATCTTTCCGGCCAGCACCAGGGCGGCCAGCTTGGTCATATCGCCGTGGTTCGGCACGTCGGGGTAGTGGTGGGCCAGGACCGCCGAAGGGAACGGCTCAATCTCGGCGAACCAGGCGGCGCGCATGCCCAGCGGGTGCCAGGCCTGTGTCGCGGCTTCGATGCCGCTGCACACAGAGCCGTAGGTGATATCGGGCATAGGGGATCCTCAGTCGCCGCAGAAGCAGTCGATTGCCTCGTCGTGATCGGCGAACATGTCGAATTGGGTATCGGAGTAGTCGAGCATCTGCTGGTAGCTCGGGCGATCGCTGCGGAAGCGGGCGCCGTCGCCGGTGAACTTGCCGCCGGATACCACCGAGCTTTCCATGCGTGCCCACCATTCGGCCTTGGGCCTGTCGCTGGCGATGATCGAATAGACCTGCTTGGCACCTTTCAGGAAGCAAAGGTCGCAGTTACCTTCAAGCGTGCGGCCGTTGATCGTCGGCAGCATCAGGTCGAATGGCTGGCAAGCCCAGAAGTCGGTCACGTCCTGGACGCCTACACCGGCATCGGCCAGAGGCATAACCATGGTGGCCCACTTGCTCTCGCTGGTACTCTTTCGGTGCCGGATCTTCACGACGCGGCGCGGCTCATCGGCGCGGATGCCAGTCATCATGTCCACCGGTGCCTCCTCGGTCGAAAGGCCCAAGCTCCTCAGGTACTTGTGGATGATGCGAATCTTCAGGTCGATGGTGCAGAACCGGGTCACCGGGTTGGGCAGATACTTGCGTTTGCGGATCAGGGCTTCGAACGGTTCGCCCTGGCGGCTGGCGGTGGCGTAATCCACCACCGCAAAACCTGTGTCATCGTCGCGAAACTCCAGCCAAACAATCGGCACCGCCCAGCGTTCGGCACATTCCCGGACAAATTCCAATGTGGCCGGGTGTTCCTTGCCGGTATTGGCGAAGGTGATGACCAGATCGCTCAAGTCCTCGTTCTTGTCCAGCACCTGGCGCAGCATGTAGGCGCTGGTGCGGCCGCCGGAAAAGCTGACGACCGTCGTCCCGGACAATTTGTAGGGAGACATAGGGGATCCTCGCCGGCTGGCGTGATTCGTAGAAGTGGGGTATTTGTGTCCGGCCCGGCATGGAGCCGGAGGGGAGCAAAAAATGGCGAAAAAACTAGAATTTTGGGGGGGGGGCTAGGGACTGTCGTTTACTTGGTAATAATTGCCATAACTGTTGCGCTGAAGTTTGATAACTTTCTAGCACTCAAGCTCAATGAACTTGGTGATTTTCTGGCAGGAGTGTTTGGTCCAATTGCTTTTTTATGGCTAGTTCTTGGGTTTTTACAACAAGGTCGAGAGTTGAAGTTAAGCTCCGATGCGCTACAACTGCAGGCGCAAGAACTTAAAAACTCAGTTGAGCAGCAAGCTGAACTTGTTAAGGCTACAAAAACGTCATTGGCAAACTACGAAATGTCATTAGAGCCGCTATTGAAGATCAGCGCCTACACCTCATCAAGTGTTGTCACGTCGAGCGGTCAAGTAATGTGCGATCAGCTGTCAATCCATAATGCTGGTGCATATTGCGAGAATCTATTGGTTTCGGTTCTGCTCGGAAATGATAAAAAAGGAATAGTTAGCTGCGCTCCGCTGGACAAAGGGCAAACTCATAGTTTGGGGTTTAATGATCTTTTCTTAGACGGTATTTACTATGATCTACGGGTAACATATAACAAGTCAAACGGGGTTGCCGGTGAGCAGGTGTTTGAGGTCAGACGGACCTATGAAGGGGGGCAGTATTCAATGAGCATTGAAAAGATGTTTCCTTGATTAATAGTCGTGCGTTTTGCTTAACCGAAAATCAGGCGCGTCGGACTTTGAAGTGGAGCATCGCCTTAATGCTGTGGCAGTAGTCCTGAAGCCGCTCGTAGGCTTTGTACTTGGCCTGTCCTCGAGTAGCTGCCCACACCCTGACAAGGTCTTCTCGGGCGTCTCGGCTCCAGCTGAGATCATCCCAGTCATGGTTGAACGGCAGGACCAGCCACTCTTTGAGCGGAAGAGTCTCGGCCATCTCGCCGTACTACATTTCGTGCGTTGGGTGGTAGTTGCTGATCCGCTTCTTCGGGTCTTCGTCCAGCACCACGCCGATGTAGTGGCCTCGATCAGCCAGGATTACACCCGGCTTCCCGTAGGCGATGACGCGGCGACCTACTTCGGCTGGCACCTGATAGTGCTGCCGGACGTATGCGCAGTTGTTGCTCATGGTCTTCTCCGTGCATGCGACGCCCTGGATGGCGGCGCGTGGCCGATGTCAGGCGCCTGCTCGCTTGAGCTGATCAACAAGCTGAGTTGGCAGGCCGCGCAGCGTGAGGGTTGCCCCGGACTGATCGAACTCAACCTTGGAGCCCAGCAGATGGGCCTCGAAACTGATAGACAGACCCTCGGCCCGGCCAGTGAAGCGGCGGAACTGATTGAGGGTGCGCTTGTCGGCGGGGATCTCCGGCGACAGCCCGTAGTCCTTGTTGCGGATGTGGTCGTAGAACGCCTTGGGGCGGTCCTCGTCGATCAGTTCGGACAGCTCCTCAAGGCTTACCGGCTCGCCAAGCTTGGCCTGAGCCATGGAGTAGCTGACCAGGGCCTGGGTCTTCTCCCGGGCCGAGTCCTCCGGCAGGTCTTCACTTTCCACAAAGTCGCTGAAGGCCTTGAGCAGGGTGCGGGTTTCGCCTGGGCCGTCTACGCCTTCCTGGCAGCCGATGAAGTCACGGAAGTAGTCGCTCGCCTTGCGGCCGTTCTTACCCTTAATGAACGAGATGTACTGGCGCGACTTCGGGTTGCCTTTCCACTCGCTCAGGTTGATGCGTGCGGCCAGCTGGATGTGGTCCAGATCCAGGCGCCGGACAGGAGTCAGGGCAAGGCCGTCGGCGACGGTCACCGCTTCAGCTTCCTGCAACAGGGCAATTACCAGGTAGTCGATCAGGCCTTGCTGGTAGTGGCAGAAGAGGACGTGCCCGCCAATGGAGAGGTTCGATTCCTCCATGAGCTTGGTCAGATGTTCCACCGCGACTCGGCTAAAGGTGATGAAGTTTAGGCCGCCGTCCAGGTACTCCTTGAGCCATCCGCTGAAGGGGAAAGCACCGGACGCAGGATGGAACAGCCCCCAGGCCTTACCCTGTTTGGCGTTGTAGCTTTCGTTGAGCTGGTGCATGAGGTCGTCGCGGATCTCGCTATCCGCCAGCTCGGCGCCTGCGTAGTGGAGCACTGCAGGGCTGCCGTCTGGCTTCTTGTCGATCTTGTGGATGATGCTGTGAAGTACTGGCATTGCGATTACCTCGGGTGCGCGCCGCCCTCCGTAGCCGGATGCAGCGATAGTTGATGTGGTGGCTAATTGCAATTACGATCGTGCCCCTCTAAAAGGAGCTACTCGATGTTTCCAAGATACTTCCGCTGGATTTCGGTGCTGGGCATTCTTGCTGCATTGGCAGTCTTCGTAACAAGCGGCCTGCAGGTGTTTGCTGGTTCGGCTCCGGCAACGGATCTAATACGCCCTATCATTGCTGCCGTTGCACTTGGTTGGATGTTCACTCAGTCGACAAAGGTCTGAACCTGAACTAGAAGGCTTTACTCTCATTCGCGATGGCATCCGGATGCAGCGAGTAGGGTGGGTTATGCTTCGCCGTCTTCTTCGGCGTTCATCTGGAGCGATTCGGCAAAGCCTGCTTGCCGTAATTTGCGCGCCACGCTTTGCGGTACTTCGATTTGGTGGCGCGGAATTTCGAGGAGCGGCGCGGAGCCGTCGGGGCCAAGCGAGTGGGCATATGCGATCAGTCGCCAGATGGTGTTTCGGTCCTTTGACTCGCCCAGGGCGGCGGTGATGGTCGCTAACCTGTCGCGCATTCCTTGGCGGAAGTAGTGCCTGATGATGTCTGACGGGCCTTTTACCTTCGGCGACGCCGGCGGCATATCCTCGGGCCTGGCGTTGATCACCAGCAATTGCACCGCCTCGCTGACTTCATTCATCTCACTCCAGCGCATCAGCTCGTCGAGCATCTGTCGCGTTCCGTAGGGAGCAGTGTGTCGTAGTTCCTGCTCGCCCAGCTCTTGCCGCCTCTCGGCAAGTTTGGCTGTTCGTTCTTCCTGAGTCGCAGCCATGGCCTACCTCTTCGATGCCGCTGGCCGGTATCGTCGACCAGGTTTGACGTTTTCGCTGTTGCGGGCGGTTGCTGAAGCGCCTCAAGCTCGCTTCTCCCAGCGCTTGGGGAAGTTGAAGTCATAGTCGAGCACCAGACGGTTCAGCAGGGTGTCAGAGATCCCGACCTTCCTGCATGCAGCGATGCGTGACACTCCAGCGTCCCGCAGGGCAGCTAGGCGCTCGATGAGCTTCAAGTCCCGCTCCCTATCAACGACCTTGCTCTTGAACGTGAACCCGCCTTCGTGGGAGGCCCGGCGCATGGCAGATTCCGACTTCCCAGTGGCGGCCATGGCCTGGTCGATGGTCATGGTCTTGGCGAGCTCTCGGATCGTGTCGACGTAGGCCTTGCGCTGGGCGAACTGGTCTTCGTAGGTTCGCTTGGGCTGAGGTCGGGTGGCGCGTTTGCCATTCTGGCCACCCAGGTCCTTGCGTGGCCGGCGAGGCAGGAACCTGAAAGACTCCAGCACCTGGACCTTGTTGCCGGACATGAAGAAGGCAGCCTTAGCTGCCTCCAGTTCTGCCTGGCGCTCGGAGCAGACCAGGATGAAGTTGTTGCTCATGGTTACCTCACTTGATGCGAATCGAGCTTTCGCCGCGCTCCAGGTGGGCCCAGCTTGGTTCTTCCAGAAGTTCGGCTTCCGCGACTTCACCGGCATCCAGGCGCTTGCGTACCGCGGCGTTATGCTCGCGGATTTCCTTGAGCTTGGCGGCGATGGCGCGCTTGTCTGGCGAGAACACGGTCTTCGTGTCGAGGAAGTCGTACGGGATGTCGTTTTCCTTGTCGACGATCACCTTCTCTGGCGCCAGGGCCAGGGTGATGGTAAACAGCGGTCGTTTGATCGACTTGATGTCCGCGGCCTCCATGTTGCGGCGCAGATACTCGTCGAGCTTGCCGACGGTGTTCTTTCTGATGCGCTTCAGCTCGTTCAGTCGATCGACTTCTTTGTCGATGGCGTCAATGTCGCCCTGGATGTTGCGGCACAACATGACGACGTTCTCGGCCTTCACTTCGAACTCGCCCTGGATGCCATCCATGGTGTCCTGAATGGCTTGGCGCAATCCTTCGTCGTCGGTATCCGCCAGGGCCGCGAGCTCGGCCATCTGACCGGTCAAGGCGTAGAGCTGGGTCATGCTGCTTCCTCCTTGGCTGCGGCATCTGTGAGGCGCTTCCACTCCAGCGAAATACGCTCGGCGCCCTTGGTGTCTTTGCGCGTGGTGAGCTTGCGCACTGCAACGTCGTGGATTTTTTTCAGCTCCTGGGCCGACTGAGCGCCACCCATGGTCTCGATCACCGATTTGAGGTAATCCAGGCGCTCCTGCTTCTGGCGTTCCAGCTCTGCCTGCTTGTCCTCGGCTTGCTCGATTTTTTCTTCGTCCTTGAGCTGTTTGACGTAGTCCTCATCGTCGAACATCCCCAAGAACACGTCGGCGCTGAAACCGAGCATCGAGAGTGATTTCTTGATCGCGTCGGTGAGCGACTTTTTCGGCGCCTCGCCGTCAGTGGTCGTGCCGTACTTTGACTTGTAGAGGTAGCGCGTACAGCCGTACTGCTCCAGCTCGCCGCGCTTGCCATCAAGATCGAACCAGAATTTGATCTTCACCGTGTGGTTCAGCTCGTGGCCAAGGCTGACGCGCTTGTCGCCTTCGCCGCTGACCATCTCGGCGCCCTTGTCGAAGCGCTCCTCCAGAACACTCCAACCAAAACCGATCCCGGCCGGACCAAAAATCTCGGTGGCCTTCATGATCATTGCCGTACCGCTGAGGCTGGTAATCTTCTGACCGCCAACCTCGGCAGGCTTCGTGTAGCGGGTGTCGGTCTTATCGACCTGTTCCCAGATCCGCATATTCGTGGACATGAGTGTCTCCCGCGCCATCCTTGAAGGGCGCTGTGAAATTCGGTGAGGGGGGACTGCGGAGATCTATCTGAGATAGACGTAGGTAAACCAGGCGATTGCGATAACGGGGATCATGGTGATTCCTCCAGTGATAACAGGCGTTCGCCCAGGATGATCTTGGCGTTGGCCTGCTCCTTCTTGATGCCGGTGGCCTGGGCCACCTCGGAAAGAGACAAACCTTCGCGACGGAGTTTCGCGCAGCGGATCGCCAGTTGCTGCCCGCGCTTGTGTGCGCCGGCGCCGCTCATTGCCGTTGCTCCAGCTGGGCTACGCGATAGCGCAGAACCTGCAGCACCCGGCCGCGGTAACCTGGCTCCGCATACTGTTCAACTGGCGGACCGAAGAAGCCTCGGCGCTCGGCCAGGCTGTAGGCATCGCGCAGGTTGTGGGCGGTGATGTCTTCCAGTTGCTCCTCGATGAGCGACTTGACTGGGGAAGTGGTCATTCTGCCTCCTTGCGCCGGTGACAGGCTTCCATCAGGCGCTTGCAGTAGTGGGTGAATTCGTCGGTAGTGATTGCACCGTCGGTGAAGAGGCGGGTGATCAGGCCTTGCACCAGGACATCGATGTCGGACTGGCTGTTGGGATCGGCAACGCCTTCGAGGGCTTGGTCGATGAGGATGTGAGGGCTCAAAACCCGCACTCCTGCTCTCGGCGCGCCTGCTCCTGTTCAAAGGCTACGGCGACCTCTGCGTGAGGCTTCAATAGCCCGAGCGCGATGTCCTTCAAGGCTGACTTCTTACCAAGCAGGTACACCGCCAGATCTATCAGGAGCCCCGAGCTGCGAAAGCCCATGGCATTGATAACCAGTTGGCCGAAGGCGTCTTGCTGGTCCTCACCGTCAATCTGACGCTGGTTCAGGTGGTCCTGCACCGCCCTTGCAAAGTCGGCCTGGGTGACCTCGCCGCGCTCTGAAGGCTGGTAGCCCCAAGAGATCCGGTAACCCATCAGCAGGCGCTCGGCGTTTGCCTCAAGCCATTCCGATTCGGCCAGGTCGTCCTCGCTCACCGGTGGCGGCATGCGGTTGTCGTATTCGAGCTGTGCCTTGCGTAGTGCTGACATGATTGCCTCCAGAGTGGCGGGTGCTGGTCCAACAAAACTCGGATGCACTCATCCGCCCCGCTGGTTGCCGATGGGCGCGGAGGGGAGTGCATGCGGGTGGTGTCGGGCGGGAGTTGCAGATGGATGGGCGCGAGCCTTGTTAGAGCGGACGCATTTTTGTGACGAGCATTCGACACATGAAGCAGATTGAAAAGTGATAGTGGCATTGTGATAATGCGATGCCACTTACCTATGGAGTTCTGAGAAAATGGATTTAATGAACGGGCTTTGTCACGATGAATTCATTAGGGCGTTAACTCATCTCGCGGATGTGCTGGATCATCCTGCGGCTGCAGGAATATGCCGAAAAATACTAGCAGAAGGACTAGATAGTCTTAGCCCCGCTCAGCTTGAAGTTTTCAAGCAGTACATCTGGCCACATCTGGTCGAAAAGTGCGCTACCTGCCCGACTCTGGTGCCTGCTGGAGTTGATTATTGTCCTGTATGTGCCATCAAGTACGCTGATTGATAGATAGTTTCCTCAAGCGAGTAGGTGACTTTGCTGATATTTCAGCCTCTGGTCACCTGCTCTTCTTTATGTATGCATGAGCAGTTAACTTTAGGCAGACGTTGTACTAGTTGCTCAGATTCGGTGCCTACTAACACGAGCCTACTTGGCCATGCTGTTCCACACGATTGCTTGGAGCTTGTCGCCGGCAGCCAGACTCTTGTGTGCCTTGGTCAGCAGTTGCTGTACGAGTGACTTGTTCATGGCTGTTGTTGCGGTGGGGTTCCCGTCAGGCCCTCTTGTGAAGGCCTGCCAGTGAAATTGTCATTTGATAAGCTTCAGAGTCTGGTGGCGGAATGCCTGTGGATTCATGTACACCTTGAGCGTCATCTGCCGGCGCTCCTTGATGAAGTCCCGCATCACAAGGTCGGTAAGATCAGCAGGATCAGCTTCGAGCGCTGCAATGGCTTCCTCGACGCCGCCAAACCACTTGCCGAGCTTCCGAGCGCAAGCTGCTGCTGCCTCGTTTACCACCTCATCGCTTACTTCAAACATTGCGGTAGTCATCGTGTTACTGCCCTGATAGTTGATAGTGGAACCTTCGCCTCGATCATCCGAGACGGCTGTAGTGCACCGTTCTGCCGGTCTTCTTCGCCAGGCGGCACCGCTTGCGACACTCCTTGTCAGCTCGCTACTGATTGCCCGAGCAACCGAACTTCTGCATTTGCTGTACTCCTGGTCGTCATCCCAAAGCCCGCTCAGTGAACGGGATTCAGTGATGCTTTCCGCCATAATCCGCTGCTGGCGTCGGTCACCGGCTTGATTCGAATGTGCCCGGCCTCGCTACTGGCGACAGGCCGGGGTATTGCGTCAGCGGTGCTGGCCAGTTACCCGCTGCTGATTGCAGGGCTGGCCGATCTTCGTCGGTGTGGGCTTCGAGCTTCCTCCCCGCGGCGTCAAACAGCATCTGTTCGCCATGGATCACAGGTCCTTACAACACGCACGCTACAGCTCTGAATGCCCTGGCTGAGTGGGGCAGGGTGCATGAGGTCCGGCGTCCCCAGCCGAGGCTATCGGGGGCGCTAATTCTGCTCAGTTGAATCTCCCTTCTGCCGCTGGGATTCGCGGGGCGCATTGCATGCCGGGTCGTTCGCACGGTTCGAGCGTTTCGCTCTCGATCAGCCGTACAGGTTGTTCCTGTCGTTGGCGGGCTATCTGACCCGTCTGATCGCCGGTCGCCGGTAGAGGCAATGCGGTCTGTTGGTGTTTCTGTGTTGCGCAGGTTGTTAAAGAGCGGCGCGGCTTTCGCTGCTGGGCCGGTGTTGCGTTGGCTTGCGAATAAAAGTAGCAGCGCTGCTATTTTAAGTAAATAGCGCTGCTAATAATATTTTCTTCGGGCGCAAAAAAAAACCCGCACTTGGCGGGCTTGTGTTTGGAGTGGAGGGCTATGTATCTGGGGCGACGATATGAATTTCTCCAAGCAGATCACTCACCAAGCGAATGTTGTCGCGTGCGCCTTCCGCCTCGGCTTCTGATCCAAATGGGCCGACGGCTACGAATTTTGCTGATCCTTTAGTTGTGGGAAGTCCCAGGCGCTTAACTGACAGGGTTGCTTGTGCGTGTGCCCACGGCTCGCACTCCACACGAACAGTCCATCCTGATTTCAATTGGGGGTGCGTGGATGAGGAGGGGCGTACGTCACTCCCGCAATGCTTGCACTTGACCGCCTCTCTCTTGATGGTTTCCGCGCAGGCGGGGCAGGGGCGGGTATCAGTTGCAGTTGTTGCCGACGGGGCAGAGCCTTTACCGCCGAGCAGCACCATAAGCAGGCCTGCGAGGGCGATCATCCCGCCGACAATGGTATGTAGCTGGCGATCAGCCATCAGCCCAAGATTGTTCACTCTGCCGCCAGATCCAGTAGCGACAGACACGTCCATGCTTAGCGCGAACACAGCCCAGCAAATGCCCACCACCAGGGCAAGCGTCCCAATTCCTTTCATTGGACTACTCCTCAGATAGATCAGGGACTTTACCACCCAAGGTGAGCAGCCTCCATTGGCGGCGAAGGGGTGGGGTTTGCTGGCCTGATGGTGTATCGACTTGGAGCGAGGTAAAAAGGAGAAGGGGGGGCGCGATTAGGGCTTCAAATATGAGTAATAATTTTCTGCTGGTAGCCACTTTCATCGACCAATGCAGGGTATCTGCCTTCATCGGTCAATTGGTGCAGTTGCTGCGAATGACTAGATTGCCTGAACGCAATCTGGCATTTGGCGCCATCAAAAAACGCTCTCAGATGAGGTAGGGCGAACTGGAGTACAGCAGGCTCCATTCTCAATGAGGCGGTAATGATATCAAGCTGATCGGTTAGCTCTCGATACAGATCGATGACCAGGAAGCTTTTATTCTCAGCGGATGGATAAATGTGCACGTCGCCAGCGCCAACGGGCGTATCGTCGAAATAGGTGTCGTATAACTCGGTGATATTGAGGGTGACCCCCATAGCCTTAAAGGCCGCTGCCAGATCAGCATTGGGTATGCACTCGTCCTCTACCCATGTGACGAAGTCAGACATGGAGACGCTTAAGTCGAGCTCCGTGGCGCAAGTTATGGGGTGCACTTCAGAAAAAACTCTAGTGGTGTTCTGATGGTTTTTACTCGTAATCAATAATAATGATGACACTCTTGGCGGTGTCATACAAAACAATCATTGAGTATGCAAATATTGAGTTAATCAATACCCAGTATCCGGATTTTAATTGAGATGTCTGGTTTATTAAGTCGGATCCGCCAATGGTGAGTAGTGCGACAGCAAAAATTATAAGGCCTATTTGCTCTTTTATGGAAAGTAGCATTTCTTGCTTGGTTGATTGAAAATTTTCAGAGCCAAGTCCTTTCTTGTCTATGAGATCTCTGATTTTTGTAAGGACTATGCCCATTGTTGCTGAATTGATAGCTAATAATGCAACCAGTAGTGTAATTAGGTTTCCTTTCAGGAAGTCATTTAGGTATTGGCTTTGCCCCATCGACTGTGCAAATTCGCAAACATACCCTATTCCTAAGGATATAAGTGATGTGGTCAAAACTTGTTTAATCATTGCATGAGGCTCTTCAGAACTTTTGCGATATCTTCTGCGCTGCCATCCAGTTTAGCATCTGAAACCTCAATCACCTTGACGGTTGTAGAAGTATTTATCTTTTTTTTCAGCTGGCCTAGGCTAATTGAGACATTGCCACCTCCTTCGCTAGTGTAGGAAGCGAGCCCCTCCACTGTCGAGTCTGTTTTTTCTAGCACCAGCGCTGACTCAGGATCGGATTCTAACGTTAATTTACTTTTGACAGCATTTGTTCGTTTGGCAAAAGCTCTGAGATCCTCAGGTAGTGCTTTTGATATTGACGCCATATTTGGTGTTATAAGTTCAAACTCAACTTTTCTTATTTTTCCTTTGTGCTTCTCTACGAGATCCCAAAATACCTGCTCTTCAAAAAGTGGTTCTGTTGCAGATACAAGCTGGTGTCTCGAAAGAGGGTCCTCAAGGGATTTCATAAGTAGTCGTACTGCAGCTACTGGTTTTTGAAAAGCTTGTGTTCGCTGTTGTACAGCAATTAACTGAGAGTCAGGATGATTCCAAATGGCTACCCATATTTTAGGCCAGTTTGCTACAGATCTAGATCCAAAGTCTTTTGTTTCGAGGTTTACTGAGCGGTTTACTGCAATCCTGAAAAGGAAGAAGTCGTTCTGGTCATAGACTTTTTGAGCTGCAATTTCTGATCTTTCGCTTTTAAAGGCTGTAGGTGTACGGAGGGCCTCGGCAAAAATTGTATTTTTTTGCTGAATAAGTTCTTCGACTGATTTTGGCCCGTACAGGTCCCCTTGGAAATACCTGTTTTTCGGGAGTAACTGGTAACGAAATAGATTGAATCTTGACTTTGACATCTTACTACCCTGTTATAATGTTGCTTCCTTGAACTCGCTAAATGTTACGTGCAAACTTATTTCACGCATAGTCAGTATCAGAGAGATTGGTAGCCACCTGCATGATGTCGACACCCGACCATTTGAGCAGGGCTGCAGCCTCTTTCAGGTCGCGGCGCGGTTCCTGGTTCGGTTTGGTGAGCCCCATAAAACCTCCACAGCATTCCGCCACACCAGGCCACGCGCCCGCTCAAGCTTCCCTACACAGCCCCAAGCACCAGCCAGGTTGCCCATAGAAATGGCTCAACGTCATTAGCTCAAGCACGACAACCATCACACAGAAAGCTACAAACCCACGCGTGAAGACGCGGCGAGGCTTTTCATAAGGCTGGTAATTGCTAAGCGAGCTGAAAAGGTTGCCTATGAACTCTAGGAACTCCATCAGATTTTCACCTGGGTTACGCAATGAGTTGAGTCATCGCTCGTACCGCTTGCCGTCTGTAGATAGCAGATAAAGCCAATCTGAGTAGGGCAGGCGGGCGATGATCTTGGTTTTCTCCACGACTGCGGCCATTGTCATCCCGCGACACAACAAGCTCACCCCACCTTGGATGCGCTCGCACATAGCGTCTGGGCTGTCTACGAAATTGGTCTTGTTCAGGCGGAGCATTACCACCGTGCGACCTTCGGGTACTGCGCCTATTGGCGGCACAATGAAAATCGTTATCTGGGTGTAGATGGCAATTGCAATCAAAGCAACTAATCCAGCAATTACTAGCTTTTTCATGGAGTCCATTCCGTTTTTCTGGATTTCGATTGTCTGTCAGCGAGCAAACATTCCCCACCAGAACACATGGCCCAGGATCGAAATTTGTTGCTCCTGAGCTTCGGCGAAGGTGTAGTCCTCATCTGGGTGTTCGTCGCGGTTGAAGCTGCGCAGGCGTAGGCCGGTGGGCAGGCGGTAGACTTGCTTCACGCGCAATTGCCCATTGTGGTTGATCGCGTAGAGGTCGCCATCAACGATATCGCCAAGCGAGTTCTTGCCAGTGTTCACGCCGACTGTGGCGCCATCACGTAGTACTGGAAACATGCTGTTGCCGCGGACGATCACGCACTTGGCATTGCTGAACTGCACATTGTTGCGGCGCAGATCGCTCTTGCAGAAGCGCAGCTTGGCGGTGTCGCTTTCTTCGATCACGAACCTGCCAGAGCCAGCTGCAAGTTCCACTTCCCGCAGGAAAGGGACGTAGACCTCATCGTCAGGGAGCGGTGTTGCGTCATCCCAGGTCTCAATGGTGCCCAGTTTTACATCGGGCTGGATGCGCTCTTGCTGCACATTCGCGACGGTAGAAATCAGTCGGGAGCTGACTTCGCTTGCGTCGAAGCTCAGCGCCTTTGCGAGCTTTAGTAGTGCCTCCACATTCAGAGGCACCTTCCCGGTAGCGTACTGGCTGAATGCACTCTGCCCAGACCATCCACATGCCTCAGCAACGTCCGCCTGCGTCAGGCTGCGCCCGGCAGCTTTCGCAGCTGATTTCCGTTGCTCGTAAATGGCCTTTAGCTTGGCGCTTTCGGCGACTTCTTCAGGGGTAAGGGGGCGACGTATTTTCATGGAAACAAGAATATTAGCAGAACTGATATTTTCGCAAACAGCGCTGCTAGTATTGTCTTGCTGATAAAAAGCAGCACTGCTACTATTCATGGCAGATATCAAGCCGTGGAAAGTCCATGAAAAAGATCCCTTTGAGCAAATACCTAGAAGAGCACGGCACCCAGGCCGCGCTTGCTGCTGCTCTCGGCGTGAACCAGAGCGCGATCTCGCAAATGGTTCGAGCCGGCAGAAGTATCGAAATCACTCTCTATGAAGATGGGCGCGTTGAGGCGAACGAGATTCGCCCAATCCCTGCGCGCCCCAAGCGTACAGCCGCCTGAAGCAGGTGTCGCTAACTGCCTGAACAAATGATCGCCCAAGCACTGGCAGGGCGCCACGGAAACAGAACTGAGGTTTTACGAATGGAAGATTTTCTGCGGTCCTGCCAGAGCGCTGTGCTGGACAACGAGGCGAAGGCACTGGCCGCCAAGATGGGGGTTCCACATGTGAGCCTGCTGCAGCGCGCCAACCCAGACAACGATGCACACCACCTGACGGTTGAGCATCTGTTCGGGATCTTGCTTCACACCGGGGATATGCGGCCCCTGGCGGCACTGGCCAGTGAGTTTGGCTTTGACCTGGTGGCTCGTACCGCGCCGAAGCCGCAGGCCCTGACCAAATCACTGATCAGCGTTGGCAAGGAAGTGGCTGAACTGACCATCGCGGTACATGAAGCCCTGGATGACAACCACGTCAGTGCTTTCGAGAAGTCCCAGATCCGCCAAGAGATCCAGCACGTCCGCCAAAGCCTTGACGTGATGGATGCGTCGGTGAAGGCGGCCTGACATGCAGTTCATCGCCACGATCAACAAGGTGAACGCACGAGGGGGTGTTACATGAGCATGGGGCTTATGGTCGCCGCGATGAAGATTCGCGTCGGCAATCCATTGCGCAAGCTGGTACTGATCAAGCTGGCCGACAACGCCAGTGATTTGGGGGAGTGCTGGCCGTCCTATCAGCATATCGCCGACCAGTGCGAGATCAGCAGGCGCTCTGTCATGAACCATATCACCGCCTTGTGCGAGGCTGGCTTTCTTCGCAAGGAAATTCGGAAGGGCGGCCCGAAGGGCAACTCGTCAAACGTCTACTTCCTGACCCTTGATGGTGGTGCACCTCCTGCACCAGGGGTAGTGCAGCAGATTCACCAGGGTAATGCAGCAGGTTCACCCCCTAGTGAATCTCCTGCACTAGGGGGTAGTGCAGGAGCTGCACCCAGAACCAGTCACTCTTCTGAACCAGTCAATGAACCGGTCATTGAACCAATTGCGCCCCAGGCTTCCGCCAAGGTCGCGACGGGTCAGGTCTTTCCATTCGCTGCCCAGCAGCCACGCTGTGTAATCCCGGCCGATATGCCGGGCCCCAAGGACCAGTCTTGCAAGACCTTCAAGGCCTGGGCCAACTACGCCATGGCTTACCGCAAACGCCACGGTGCATGGCCAGTGTGGAACGCCAAGGTCGCCGGACAGCTGGGCCAGATCATCGACCGTCTTGGCATCGACGTCGCGCACCATGTCGCCGCGTATTTCCTGACCATCAGCGACGCTCGCGTGGTTTCGAACATGCACAGCATCGGCGACCTGCTGGCCAAGGCCGAGGCCTATCACACCCAATGGGCCACCAATCGCCAGATGACTGGGGCCGCGGCCCGGCAGATCGAGCAGACCCAGACCAACTTCAGCGCTGCCGAACAGGCCCTTGAAGCGCTCCGAGCCAAGAAGGCTGCAGCCCATGCTGAATGACGCACAGCAAGAACGATTGCTCCTGTCTCTGTTTGCCACTGCTGAGGTGATGGGGCAGCAGCTCACCCAGGCCGCGGCGCTGCTGATGGTCGAGGACCTGCGCGGATACACCGAGCCTGTACTTACCGCAGCGCTTCGTAGCTGCCGTATTGAGGGCGGCCGCCTCACGGTTGCATCGATCATGAAGCATGCCCAGTCGGCTGATGGGCGCCCGGGAAAGGATGAGGCGTGGTCAATCGCATTGACTGCTTCCGATGAGGCCGAGACTGTCGTGATGACTTCGGAGATCCAGCAGGCCATGACCGCCGCAGCGCCAATCCTCAGGTTGGGCGACAAGGTTGGGGCTCGTATGGCGTTCATGGACGCATACGCGCGCCTGGTGAAGACCGCCCGAGCTGAGGCTGCCCCGGTGTCCTGGTCTGTGTCCCTGGGTTTTGATCCTGGTCGCCGGGTCCTCGCTATCGAGTCAGCTGTACGTATGCAGTTGATCACTCAGCAGGCCGGTACCCAGTACTTGGCCGACTTGCGCATCGCGCCGATCACCTCCGACGGCCAGGCCATAGCCGGCCTGCTCACTGGCTCCCCAGTTGAAGCATCACCCAGCCTGCGCAAGAAGCTCGCCGAGGTTCGCGAGATTGTCGATGCGGCCAAGGCCCGGAATGAGCGCCTGCGCCTCAAGAAGGTCAAGGCGGCGCGAGTCGACACTTATCTGCGCAAGCGCAAGGCTCGAAAGGCCATCGCTGCCGCTCAACGCAAGGAGGCCAACCATGGCTGAGCTCGCCCTTATTCGCACCGCCCAGGGCCTGGTTCCGGCCACTGAGGCAGACCGTGAAACCATCCAGTGCTGGAAGGCTGGCCAAGTCATCCACGGCAAGTTCACCAAGATGAGGAATGCCCGGTTCCACGGCAAGTTCTTCGCGATGCTGGATCTGGCCTGGGAATATTGGGAGCCAGTCGGCGGCCTGATCCCGCGCCAGGAGATGCGTGGCATCCGCGGCTTGGCCAAGTTCTTCGAGGCGCAGAACGGCAGGCCGGGGCAGCTATCGAATGCGGTTGATGCCTACATCGCCGGGCTTGAGCAGGCCCGCGCCGAACGCTTTCCCTCAGTCGACAAGTCCCGCGAAGCTTTCCGCGAGTGGGTGACGATCGAGGCCGGCCACTTCCACCTGGTGCGCACTCCAGACGGTGTCCGCAAAGAGGCAAAGTCCATCAGCTGGGCCAACATGGACGATACCCAGTTTGAGCCGCTTTACCGCGACGTCTTCAACGCCTGCTGGCGCCTGGTGCTGTCCGCGCACTTTGAAACCGAAGAGGCCGCCCTGGCTGCTGCTGATCAGATTGGGAGCTTTGCATGAAGCGCACCCCACTGCAGCGCAAAACCCCGCTCACGTCCGGCGGCACACGTCGTAAACGCTGCCCGGCCTGTCGGGTGATGTTCACGCCCGTACGCGCCTCCCAGGCCGTGTGCGGGGAGATAGAGTGCGCCATCGCTCACGGGCAGTCAGAGAAGGGACAGGCAAGCGCCCGGAAAGCCCTGGCTGATGTTGAGCGCCGGGAGATCAAGGTCCGCAAGGAAAGGCTGAAGAGTAGGGCGGACCACCTCCGAGAAGCCCAGGCCGTGTTCAATGAATGGGTACGCCTACGCGACGCCGATCTGCCCTGCATCAGCTGCGGGCGGCACCACGACGGCCAGTACCACGCAGGCCACTACCGCACCGTGGGCGCGAACCCGGAAATCCGCTTCGAGCCTTTGAACGTCTGGAAGCAGTGCGCTCCGTGTAACACGCACCTGTCCGGCAACTTGGTGAACTATCGGATTTCGCTCCTGCAGCGAATCGGCGCCGAGAAACTTGCCTGGCTGGAAGGGCCCCATCCCGCATGCAAGCACACCATCGAAGAGATCAAGGCCATCAAGGCCGACTACCGCGAAAAGATCAAAGAACTGAAGAAGGGGATCGCAGCATGAAGCTGATCAATGCAAGGCAGGTATGGACAGAGGTACAGCACGAATCGAACGCGTCGATCAGTGCTGTTGCAATAGAGCGGGCCGAGTCGGCACCGGTGAAGACTGGCGGACGTATCGGCAAGCGCGAGGCGCAGTTCCCGGCGCTGGGCAGTGAGAAAGGGGAGGAGGCGGCGCGCTTTGCTGTACCAGGGCAGCGCATCAGCATCAGCGAGACACGCCGCACGCCGATTGGCCGGTCCACAGCCCGCGCTGCGCACCTGGCCACGATCGGTAAGGTTCTGCGCGCCATCGATACGCTGCCGTTCCAGGTGCAGCAGTTCGGGCACTACCTGTACCACCCGGCAATGAACATGCGGCACCTGCTGAATGCAGTGCTGCTGATTACCGCCAAGGCAGCGTTGCCCGATCTGACATCGGCCAAGCGTGTGAAGGCGCAGTATTTGGTAACTCTGGCCCTGCAGTCCTACAAGGGTGAGGCTCACGGCGCGGCAGAGTGGGGGCCGGCCCGGATTGCCTCTGAGATGAAGGAGTTCTTCGGTGTCACTATCGAGCCTAAGCATTGGAATCGTGACTGGCTCGCCTTATGGGAATCACTGAAAGCAGTGATCAAGGAAGTGGATATTCAGGCTCAGCAGCCAATCTGGCAGGTGATTCACTCGGAAAATGATGAAGTAGCGGCATAAAGATATTGACATGGTGGGGTTTTGTACGTACTTTTCCCATAGTGCACAAGTAACGCGAAACGCACACGAAACCCTGAACCCGGCCAAGCGCCGGGTTTCTTATGCGCACAGTGAACTCCAACTGTATGATTCGCCCTCTATACAAAATGGAGTTTCAAATGACCACGTACACCTTAAGCCTGGTATCTGTTGAAGCCATCAAGGACGACATTGAGTTTCTTGCGGGTCATAAACATCTATGGCGAGTTGAGCGTGAAGGTAAAGTCGTTGCATATTGCATTGATAAAGCTTTCGCTGACCGAATCGTTGAATTGTCGTATGCGACTTCTGTCAGTGGCGGTACAGGGCATCTGTTTCCCTATCCGTCGGCCGGCTCTGCGGTTGCTATGTGTGTCGGTGCCGTCAATTCCTTGTTGCCATAGCTCTCATAGAGTTGAGTTTCATTTAAATGCCCGGCCATTGTGCTGGGCTTTGTGCTTTCGTGGGTTTGTGAAATGATCCGCGCTTCTTCAAAAAAGGGTGCAATATGGATCGAGCAACTCATTCCGAAATCACAAGGATTGCGAACGCAGTGAATGATATGGCGACGCAGTATTTCGCCGCCTATCGCTCTGTCAGCACGCCATTCGAAACGACAGTTAGTTTTTACGATGAAAACCCTGAAATTGTTGGGCTGAAGGCCTCAGAGCTGCACAAAAGCTTGTGTGAGCACTACAAGGCATCTCGAGTGCACGTGAGTGTTCAGGGCACCAATTACATGATTCAAATCGACAGACCTTAGGTTGCGTTGACCCTACTAAGCCTCGGCATTCGCCGGGGCTTTTTCATTTGCGCTCCCCCAAAGGGAGGAACAGAGATGGCCAAAATGCCAGAAAAGAACCCCGACCTATGGGCGGCAGCGCTGGCATGGTTTGCGGCCCATCAGCCACAGATATATGCAGGTGGTACGGCCGCCATTGTTGCCGTATTCCGCGTTATCTATGGCGGTGGCAACAGACGCAAGATGGTGCTCGAAGCTGTCATCTGCGGCCTGATCGGTTCCAGCCTTATCCCGTTGCTGGAGTACTTCACGCTCCCGGCTAACCTGGCCACCTTCGCTGGCTGCATGGTCGGCTTTGTTGGAGTAGAGAAGCTGCGGGACTACTCCGATCGGTTCATGAGTCGTAAGGCTGAGGGCTGATCCGCGCCACGTTTTCGAATGCGCCAAATCGTGGCACGAGTAATGAGGTTGTCATGAGTATCAAAAAGAAACTGATCCACTTCAACGACATCACGCTGACCTTGTCTGCGGATGACCTGAAAGCTGCACTGATCGCCAAGTATGGTGATGCTGCTGTTGAGGTGCTGGTCGACGGTGTGATCCTTCAGAGCGCCACCTATTCCATGTACTACCCGGATGATGGTGTGAAGTTCGCCTTTGCTCAGCCGCTGGAAGGGCACGACACGTGAGCAATGTAACCCGTCTGCGCCACGTGTTCCCGATGAGCCAGGACATCAACAAGGCCCTGGCCGATATGGGTAGCGCCATTGCCAATGCAGTCGAAGCGGTAAAGCTTGTGGGACCGCTGCAGAGCTTGGTTGACGCAGAGCTGCATGGTCACACGCTGTTACAAGTCCGGGCTATGGTGAGCTGAGCTGTGCCATTGAAATGACAGTAATCGGGTTCCATGATGGACATTCAATCATCCAAGGAGCTACGAGATGTCAGATATCGTTAAGGGTGCAGTGGTACAGCTGAAGAGTGGCGGGCCGCAAATGACCGTGGAGAAGGTCGGAAATTTCAATGGTGGCTGGGGTTCAGGTCCGGAAAACGGCGCCCAATGTGTATGGTTTGAGAAGAGCGAAGTTAAAGAAAAGGTATTTGATGTTGAGGTATTGACCTTGGCTTGATTCCGGCAAAAAACAAGGGGCCTCACACAACGCGAGGCCTTTTTGTATCTGGAGAGATCATGACAACCAAGCAACCCGACTGAGAGGCGATTGAACGAGAGCCCCGTTATCTGGTCGGCATGGCCCGCACAGAAATGGTGCTATCGTGATATCACTCTCCAATCAGGGTGTCGGCTCATGATTACTGGAATATTTTTGAAGGACTGCGTGGACGTGCAGCTCAACGATATCTCGATGATAGGAATGGATAAGGCGTTTGAGGTTTACAACTCTGAAGACATTCGAATGAGAAATGTCGAGCTGAAAGCTACTCGAGTAGCGGTTGCTGGAGCGGGGAACCGGGGGATCAAAGTGGAGCGTATGCACCATAGCGAAGCTGGATGGGCACCCACTCCGAGCCGTCTTGCATTAGCGATCCAAGGGGTTATTTATGCCCATGTTTGATCTCAAGGATTCCGAAGACATCAAGCTCACTGAGTGTCACACAGATTCATCTACCCTAGTGAAAGGCGATGGACTGAAAAGACTTGAGGTCAGTAACTCTTCTGCCTCTGGATCACTTGGAAGGTCAAAGCCTAAGGTCCTCAGTTGGTTCATAGATCACGTTGTTGCTTCTGTTCTCGGCTTAGTCGTCACTGTGGTTGGTGGCTACCTAGTTTACTGGTTCGGCTGGACTGGTTGATTCTTCTTAAGAGGTAAGGCGGCAATGAGTAGACCACAGCCGCCTAAATCACTTCTTGAACTTTCCGATCAAGGTATGTTGAGTGTCCACCTAGTCCCTGCCCCTGAAGTCAGGGAATGGCTGCAGGCCGAGATCCTTGCCGACACCGGCAGCATCCACAACGAAGACCATGCCCACCTACTGGATGCAGACATCCGGGTCATGTGGGCCTCGTCGAGCTTCGAGAAGCAGGGCCGAACAGTTCTTGGCCAGGCCGAACAGGTGGCGTTCCGCGCTGGCGGTTGGCAGAAGGCCCGGATGGAGCAACAGATGCGTGATTGGTTTGGCGATGTCCCGGCCTTCATCATCACCCTGGCTGCTGACTACAGCGCTCAGTGCAGCGATGTGGATTTTTTACGACTGGTCGAGCATGAGCTTATGCATATTGCGCAGGCCACCGATCAATACGGCGCACCCAAATTCACGAAAGAAGGTATGCCCAAACTCACTTTGCGAGGGCATGACGTCAGCGAGTTCGTTTCGATTGTTGAGCGATACGGCGCGGGGCATCCCGACGGTGATTTGGCTCGCATGGTCGAAGCAGCCAAAAAACCACCATCCGTTAGCCGTGCTTCAATTGCGAGTGCTTGCGGCACCTGCTTGTTGAGGGCTGTGTAATGGAAGAGCAGTGGAAGACGATTCAAAACTATCCGGACTACGCAGTGAGCAGCTTGGGTCGAATCAAGCGTCTGACGACCAGAACGTGTGCGAAGGCCGGGACAATTCTAAAGACGCCTGGGCGCAGCAAGGCTCGACCATATCTGAGTGTCGATCTCTGTTATCCAGGAGGCAAGCGAACTGAGCTTGTTCATCGGCTCGTAGCAATCGCATTTTTGGGCGAGCCTCCATTTCATGGTGCCGAGGTTAACCATATTGATGCCGACAGAGGCAATGCGGCTGCATCCAACTTGGAGTGGGTTACATCTTCGGCTAACCAGCACCACTCGTATGAGTGTGGGCTGCAGACGGCAAAGGGCGAATCGAACGGGCAAGCCAAGCTGACAGAGCATGAGGTGCTTGAAATGCGAGCGCTTCATTCTGCGTCTGGTGTTGACGTCGAAACTCTGGCTGAGCGCTACGGCGTTCACAAACGGACGGCCCTCGATGTAGTTCGTCGCCAGTCATGGACGCACATCTGACGCTGCAAACAATCCTGCTGAGGTGGGGAAATTGAACATATCGAGGGCCTGCGGAACCTGTCTGCTCAAGTCGGCCTGAATCTTGACAGGCTCTAGACGGATGAAAATTTATGGCAGCCCTGAAAAATGAGGTGAAGAGCTTCATCGTTCAGGCGTTGGCGTGCTTTGACACCCCGTCCCAGGTGGTGGAAGCCGTCAAGAATGAATACGGGCTTGTGGTGACCCGCCAGCAGGTGGAGACGCACGACCCAACCAAGGTTGCGGGGAAGGGGCTTGCCGTGAAGTGGGCGACCCTGTTCCACGACACCCGAAAGCGATTCCGCGAAGAGACAGCAGACATCCCTATCGCCAACCGCGCGTTTCGCCTCCGCGGCTTGGCCAGGATGGCCGAGAAGGCCGAGAACATGCGCAACCTGGCCCTGACCGCCCAGCTTTACGAGCAGGCCGCCAAGGAATGCGGCGATATGTACGTCAACCGGGCCCGCAAGGAAGAGCCGGACGACGAGCCGCTGATCCCGACCCGCATCCAGGTCGACGTGGTGGATGCGAGGAAGCCGGATGCCCAGCCTTAACATACCCCAGGCTCAGTTCCTCACGCTGCCCCATAAATTCCGCGCCTTTGTTGCCGGCTTCGGGTCGGGGAAGACCTGGGTAGGCTGTTCCGCGCTGAGCAAGCACTTCATGGAGTGGCCCGGCGTCAACGCTGGATACTTCGCGCCAACCTATCCGCAGATCCGGGACATCTTCTATCCGACCATGGATGAAGTGGCCTATGACTGGGGGCTGAAGACCAAGATCAACCAGGCGAACCATGAGGTTCACATCTACAGCGGCCGGCAATGCCGCGGCACTGTGATCTGCCGGTCGATGGAGAAGCCCCAGACCATCGTCGGCTTCAAGATCGGCCACGCCCTGGTGGATGAGCTGGACGTGCTGACGTCGATCAAGGCACAGCAGGCCTGGCGCAAGATCATTGCCCGGATGCGCTACAACCTGCCGGGCCTGAAGAACGGGGTAGACGTCACCACGACGCCCGAGGGCTTCAAGTTCGTCTTCCAGCAGTTCGTGAAGCAACTTCGCGACAAGCCGGCGCTCAAGGAGATGTATGGCCTGGTCCAGGCCAGCACCTTCGACAACGAGCTGAATCTGCCAGACGACTACATCCCGTCGCTGATGGAGTCGTACCCCGAGCAACTGATCAGGGCCTACCTAAACGGCCAATTCGTCAACCTGACGTCGGGGTCGATCTACCACGCCTACGACCGGAAGCTGAACCAGTGCTTCGACACGGTCCAGGCTGGCGAGCCGCTGTTTATCGGGATGGACTTCAACGTCGGCAAGATGGCGGCGATCACCCACGTCAAACGCGACCAGGGGCTGCCCAGGGCAGTCGATGAGCTGATCGATGGCTACGACACGCCGGACATGATTCGCCGCATCAAGGAGCGCTACTGGCAGCACGACGGCAACGACTTCAAGAAGACGTGCGAGATCAGGATCTACCCGGACGCCTCGGGCGATTCGCGCAAGTCGGTCAACGCCAGCATGACGGACATCGCCATGCTCAAGCAGGCCGGCTTCTCGGTCATCGCGCCGGCGGCCAACCCGCCAGTAAAGGATCGGATCAACGCCATGAACGCCATGTTCTGCAATGCCCAGGGCGAGCGGCGTTATCTGGTGAACCCGTTTACCTGCCCGACCTACGCCGACGGCCTGGAGCAGCAGGTATGGGCGCCCAACGGCGAGCCCGACAAGTCACAAGGAAATGACCACGCCAACGACGCCGGCGGCTACTTCATCCACAAAGAGTTCCCGATCGTGAAACCGGTCACCTCGCTGAATATGGGATTTGCCCGATGACAGACGTCACCTTCACCCGTCCCGAGTACGACGCGGCGAGAAACCGCTGGCGCTTGGTGCGCGACGTCTGCAAGGGCTCGGAAACCATCAAGGCTGCTGGCGAGCGATACCTGCCGCGCCCCAATGCTCATGATACGAGCAGGGAGAACCGGGAGCGCTACGACGGCTACAAACAGCGGGCCGTGTTCTACAACGCCACCGGCCGGACCAAGCACAGCCTGGTGGGCGCTGTATTCCGTACCTGGCCGACGCTGACGGTTCCGGGCGCGCTCGACTACGTGGCCAAGGATATCGATGGCCAGGGTGTGAGCATCTACCAGCAGTCCCAGTCAGTGATTGGGCACCTGCTCGAGGTGGGCCGTCACGGGCTGCTGGTGGACTACCCGCAAGTTGATGGTCAGGCCGTGAGTGTTGCCGATATGGCGTCTGGCCGTGTCCGTTCGACGATCAGTAGCTACCCAACGGAAGCGATCAAGAACTGGAAGACTCGCAAGGTAGGTGGCCAGCACCTGCTTAGCCTGGTGGTGCTGGAGGAGAAGGTCGATGTCGACACTGATGATGGCTTCGGCAGCAAGCAGGTAACCCAGTATCGCGTGCTACGTCTGGATGCGGATGGAAACTACACCCAGGAGGTGTGGGAGGAGGGCTCTGGTCAGACGTCGATGGTCATAGCGCCTTTCACCCCGTTGAACGGCGCAGGCCAGCGGTGGAGGGTGATCCCTTTCCAGTTCCTTGGAAGCGAGAACAACGACGCGAGCATCGACGACTCTCCGCTGTACGACATGGCCGAGATCAACATCGGGCATTACCGCAACAGTGCCGACTATGAGGATGCGGCTTACCTGATGGGCCAGCCCCAGGTGTACATGGCTGGCCTTGATGAGCAGTGGGTGAAGATGCTGGAAGAGAAGGGGATCTACTTCGGTTCCCGGGCCATTCTGCCTCTGCCTCAGAACGGCACTGCTGGCATTCTCCAGGCCCAGGCCAATACCATGATCAAGGAGGCTATGGACGCCAAGGAGGATCAGTTGATCGCCCTCGGCGCCAGGTTGATCGAGCGTGGTAGTGCAGTGAAGACAGCCACCCAGGCCGACAATGACAGCGCCGCCGAGCACAGCGTGCTGTCCTTGATCGTGAACAACGTCAGCGAGGCCTATTCACAGTGCCTGGAGTGGATGGGCGAGTTCCTGAACGTCGCTGGCGAGTCGCTGTACAAGTTGAACCAGGACTTCACGCAGATCAGCCTTGACCCGGCGGTTCTTTCTGCACTGTTCAACGCTGTGCAGGGTGGCCGGCTGCCTGAGGCTGACTTCTGGCAATACCTGCGCGACCGCGGTGTCATCGATCCGGAGAAGACCGACGACGAGATCCGGGATGAACTGCAGACGGCTGATGCGGGCCCACAACTGGATGACCTGACTGGAGGGTCTGGCGATGGCGGCAAATCAAGCGATCCTTGATGCCACTATCCGGCACGCCGTGTTCCTCGAGCAGCTGAAGTCGGGAGAGGTCGAGAAGTTCGGCCCCTTCCTCAAAGAGATCGACAGGTCGATCCGTGATCGCCTGGCGCGCGCGGACCTCACTGAGTACACCGCTCGGCGCCTTGAGGTACTGCTGCAGGAAGTCGACAGCCTATTGCTGGGCATCTTTGACCGGTACAGCGAGAAGCTGAACCTGGACCTGGTCGACATCGCCAACTATGAGGCGCAGTTCGAGGCGACCAGCCTTACACGGGCAGCACCGGTGGGCGTGTCCTTTGAGGCTGCTGTCCCAGGCGCTGCGGCGATCAGGACGGCGATCCTCTCCAATCCGCTCAGTGTGCGCGGCGTGGATGGCGGGAAGTTGCTCAAGTCGTTCATTGATGGCTTCACAGCCACCGAGCGGCAACGCCTCACGGGCGCGATCCGGCAGGGCTTCTTCGAAAGCCAGACCAACTTCCAGATCATCAAGAACATCCGCGGGACCAAGGCGCTCAACTACAACGACGGAATCTTGGCCACGACCAACCGCAACGCCGGTGCCATTGTGCGGACGGCAGTGCAGCACGTCGCCACCCAGGCGCGCATGGAGACGCTGAAAGAGAATTCCGACGTCGTCCAGGCCGTGGAGTGGGTCAGCACGCTGGATTCGAAGACAACGCCCCAGTGCCGAACGCTCGACAAGCATCGGTTCAAGCTGACTGAAGGGCCCAGGCCGCCGATCCACATCAACTGTCGCTCGACGGTGGTGGCGGTGACTCGCTTCAGCGCGCTATTTGCCAAGGATGCCACGCGGGCATCTATTGGCGAGGATGGTCCGCAGCAGGTGAGGGCCGACCTTAGTTACTACGACTGGCTTAAGCAGCAGCCGGCGGCGTTTCAGGACAAGGCGATTGGCCCTAGTCGCGCCAAGCTGCTGCGTGATGGTGGGTTAAGCGTTGTGCGATTCAGCGAGCTTCAGTTGGACCGTAATTTCTCACCCTTAACCCTTGAGCAAATGAAAGCCCTAGAGCCGCTTGCATTTGAAAAGGCAGGGCTGAGATAGCTCGCTTGGCCGTTTAGTCGACGAGTTCAACCGCATTAACGGCGCGGGTAAATACGCCTTCGTAGCGCTGCTTGCAACGGCGAAACTTTCCAGTCGATACCAATGCATCAATCACTTCGGTAGTTGCCTGCATGGTGTTTTTGTAGCGCAGGTCATCAATGAATTCGCGACGGATGATCGGGTCCAGGGTCATGAGCTGGTTCTCCGGATAAGCCGCATAGACCTGAGCTCGTTGGTTTATAGCAAGGTGCTTGATGCCGTGCTTTTGCAAATAGTTCACCAGATCAGGCACATGCAGATAAGCGTTAAGGCCGCCATAAGGAAGTTTGATCATGGTTTGATCCTCATTAACAAGTGGGTGGGCTTGAGCCGCTGGCTCTAAAGCTGACCTACCTGCTACGAGATCCCGATACGCAGCAATTGGCATCACCGCAAAGATCGCTTCACCGTTTTCACCATGAATGAATTGTACCGAGTTCATTTACCGCTCCTTTCGCTTCGTTGTGACTCCAATGTAATTACAACGAAGAATTAGTGCAAGTTTTTTCTTCGTAGGCAGGGCCTGCACCTACGTCTCTGGGAGACAACCAATGCTGAAATTCCAACTGGATACCCTGGAAGGGGTAGACGAATCCGTGCGCGCTTTTTACACCGAGAAAGAGGGCAAGTATGTCCTCGGTATCGAGGGGTTGCCTCAGCCCGAAGACGTTTCCGGCCTGAAATCGAAGGTTCAGGAACTGCTCGACGAGAAGAAGGCAGCCGATAAGGCTCGCAAGGATGCCGAAGAGCAGGCGCGTCAGGAGCGAGAGGAGGCTCTGCGCAAATCGGGCAACGTCGAAGAACTCGAAAAGTCCTGGTCCGAGAAGTACAGCCGCCGTGAGGCAGAGCTGGCCGGTCAGCTGGAGGCAGAGCGCAACACCCTGCAAGGCCAGATCCGGGATCTGACCGTAGGGCGTACTGCTACCGAGATCGCAACTACGCTAGCCATCCCAGGCAGTGCCAAGGCACTGCTTCCCCATATCGAACGTCGCTTGAGCGTCGAGCAGCGCGACGGCAAGCCAACTGTCGTAGTGCTGGACCAAGCCGGCAAGCTCTCCGCCACTACGCTGGAAGAGCTGAAGAGTGAATTCACGAAAGACCCTGCGTTCGGTCCTCTGATCGCAGGCAGCAAGGCATCTGGCGGCGGGGCCGGCGGTGCTGGAAATGGCGGTGGGGCCGCTCTGAAACGTTCCGAAATGTCCTCTGTCGCCAAGCGTGAGTTCATCACTGCAAACGGCCAGGACGCCTACCTGAAATTGCCCAAATAATGGAGTAACCCATGGCGACTACCGTCACCTCGGACATGATCGTCTACAACGATCTTGCCCAAACCGCTTACCTGGAGCGCATCCAGGATGTGATCGACATCTTCAACGCCTCTTCCAACGGCGCCCTGGTGCTGGACAACGAACTGATCGAAGGCGACCTGCGCAAGCGTGCTTTCTACAAGCTCGGCGGATCCATCGCTCACCGCGACGTGAACTCGACAGCCGCGGTTGCCGGCCAGAAGATCGGCTCCGGCGAAATGGTCGGTGTGAAGGTGCCTTTCAAGTACGGTCCTTATGAGACCACCGAGGAGGCCTTCAAGCGTCGCGCGCGCTCGCCGGAAGAGTTCTCCGAACTGGTGGGGCAGGACTATGCCGACGCAGTGCTGGAAGGCTACATCCAATACGCCATGGCCGCGCTGAAGGCTGCCATCGGTGCCAACCCCAATATGGTCACCAAGGCCAGCTTCGCCACTGATGGCAAAAAGGCGCTGACCAAGGGCATGCGCAAGTTCGGCGATCGCTTCGGTCGCATTGCGCTGTGGACCATGGATTCGGCTACCTACTTCGACATGGTCGACCAAGCCATCACCGAGAAGGTCTACGAAGAAGCTGGCGTGGTTATCTACGGTGGCCAGCCCGGCACCATGGGCAAGCCCGTTCTGGTATCGGACACCATTCCGACCGAAACCATCTTCGGCCTGCAGGCTGGGGCAATCAAAATCACTGAGTCGCAGGCTCCGGGCTTCCGTTCGTACCCCATCAACACCCAGGAAAACTTGGCGATGGGCTTCCGCGCTGAGGGCACCTTCAACCTGGACCTGCTCGGCTACAGCTGGAAGGACGCCACCGGTGGGGTGAACCCGAACCTGGCTGCGATCGGCACCGGTGCCAACTGGACCAAGTACGCCACCAGCGACAAGGTCACCGCTGGCGTTCTGATCGACCTGTCCGCGCCTTAATTAGCGCCTTCCTCAGCAAGCGGTTCGTCTTGAGCCGCTTTGGAGATACCCATGGAATTGACTTACTCTGCGCAAACCACGGACTTCGATCCCGATAAGCGCTATCGCAACCCGCAGTACTTCGATAAGCCAGAATCCGGTGTGACCAAGGTCACTGTTGTGGGTGATTGGCCGGTAGTGGTTGAGGCCTATAAGGCCGTCCAGATCGAGGTGGATCTCGTCGAGCCTGGCGGCGCTGCTGAAACTGACCCGGCCAAAATGGGCGTGGCAGATCTGCGTGATTGGCTCACTGCCCAGGGCATCGAGTTCGATCCGAAGGCCTCGAAAGCCGAAATCGTGAAACTCATTCCAGCGAGCTGATTTATGGCGCTCATAGTCGAGGATGGTACCGGCAAGCCTGACGCCGAGAGTTATGCGTCCGCCGTGGATCTGGCCATGTACGCCGTGAAATTCGGCGTAGCCATCCCGGCGGAGGTGCCCGCGCAGGAAGCGTTGCTTCGCCGAGCGGCTCTGGCAATGGATGGCATGACCTGGAAGGGGCGCAAGACCAGCAGCGAGCAGGCTCTGGCTTGGCCGCGTCGGGAAGTTCTGCTGGATCAGGAGATCAAGCCCAACAACTACCTGCCGGCGCGTATTCAGTACGGCCAGATGGCCTTGGCTGCGGAGATCCATCAGGACGATATCGACCCGATCGAGAAGCGCAAAGGCGCGGTAACCCTGGAGCGTGTCGAAGGGGCGGTAACCCGCGAGTATGCCGCCATACCGAACAGCAGCGGCCGACTGTTGCCGGCGGCGCCGGACCGACCGAGCGCCACGCAGTTTGCTGACTATCTACAGAAGCGCGGGCTGTTCGCAGTACGCGCATAGTTGAAACGGAGCCAACATGGTCTTCTACGACGAAATGGCCATGATGGCTCTGGAGATGATCACAGAGTTCGGCCAGCCCGTAACCATCCGCGACATCAAGCCCGGCGAGTACGATCCTGATACCGACTCGGCCGGCCCTGACACCATCATCGAGCAAACAGCCCAGGGCATCCTTCTCGACTTCACAGGCCTGGAGTTCCAGAACAACAGCCTCATCAAGCAGGGCGACAAGAAGCTCAAGATCGCGGCCCAGGGACTGGAGTGGGCGCCTGATCTGCTGAACAAGGTCATCATCCAGGGGCGCACCTTGTCCATCGTCCCGCCGCTAAAAGAGATCAGTCCAGCCGGTACGCCGATTCTGTACGAGCTGCAGGTGCGGTCATGAACCGGTACGCGGGCAGGAACGGCAGCTTCGCCGAGAACATCCGCCAGTTCGCCGAGCAGGCCCAGGCCGGCATTGACGCCACCTTTCGCGAGATCGTGATCGAGATCGGCAGCAGCGTGATTCGCATGTCACCGGTGGGTAATCCGGAGATCTGGGCGGCCAACATGGCGCACCGCGCAACCAATACACGCGCAGCCGACGACTACGACTTCAACGTCTCGGTGCGCAACACACTGATCAACCTGGACGAAAGCAACTTCACCAGGGCCGGCAAGCTGCGCCGCGGCGTGAAGTACGCCAAGCCCCTGACCAAGACCGAGCGCGACCAGAACTTCAACGTGAACGGCCTGGTCGCCGGCAAGGACTATGTCGGCGGCCGCTTCCGGGGGAATTGGCAGTTTTCGATCGATACACCGGCTGAAGGTGTGCTGGATCAGGTCGACCCGGCAGGCGGCGTGACGCTGGCCAAGCTGCGGCTGCAGGTAGGGCAGCTGACCGCCGGCCAGACAGCCTACATCGTGAACAACCTGCCTTATGCGGTGCCGCTTGAATACGGGCATTCCAAGCAGGCGCCGGGCGGTATGGTCCGGATCACATTGGCCCGTTTCCAGCAGATCGTCGATGAAGCCATTAGGAACAACCAGGTATGAGCCATAACGTTATCGCCACGATCTATCAGGCCCGGGTTATCGCCTGGGCGAAAGCTAGGGTTCCGCCGCTGAAAGTGGTCGTCGAGAACGAGGCCTACACGCCAAAGGACGGAGAAACCTACCTCCGTGCCTACACGCTGCCGGCGGATACTGCGAGCAACACCCTGGGCGGCGATCACCGGCTGTACACCGGCGTCTTCCAGGCCAGCGTTGTAACGCCATCGGGCAAGTACCGCGGTCCGGCCGGCGGCCTGGCTGACGAGATCAGCGCGCTGTTTCCGCTGTATGAACGGAACGAGAAGGCCGGTCTGACGGTGATCACCATGACACCCCCAGACCAGGGCCCAGGCATTCAGGGAGACACAACCTACACCGTGCCCGTGTCCTTCCAGTACCGCGCCGATACCAACTGATTCCGCCCATCGGGCAACCCCACAGACCCGCCTTTGAGCGGGTTTTGTTATTTCTGAAGAGAGGAAACACCGAATGGGATACAAAATTCCTAACGGCGGCACTTTTAAACACGCTGCCACCTACGAGGCTCCGCTGGCATTCACTGCGATCTCCAACGCAAGCGAGGCTGTGGCCACCGTTGTCGGCGCCGATCTGGACGCTGGAGACATCGTGCTGCTCACCTCCGGCTGGAGCAAGCTGGACAGCAAAGTCGTCCGCGTGAAGGCTGCAACGGCTACTGCAATTACGCTGGAGGGTATCGACACTACTGACCCCCAGATTTACCCAGCCGGCAATGGTTCGGGCACCATGAAGAAGGTGCTGACTTGGGTGCTGATTCCACAAGTAACCGATCTGGCCTTCTCCGGCGGGGGGCAGAACTACCTTGACGTGGTGTTCCTCGAGAACGACCAGGGCAAGCAGATCCCTACTGACAAGTCGGCTGCCAGCATGGTCCTGACCATCGCCGATGACCCGGCCCAGCCGTTCAACGCTGTCCTGATGTCGGCCGATGCCGGCAAGCAGGTACATGCTGCGCGCCTCGATCTTCCAGGCAATGACACGCTGATGTACGGGGCTTACACCTCGTTCTCCAAGCAGCCGGCGGTGTCACGCAACAACGTCCTGACCCGGACGGTCAACCTGGCGCTGCAGTCCGAGCCGACCCGCTACCTGACCGCGGTGGTGTAACCCATGGCCAAGTTCTCGCTGATCCAGAATCCAACCTTCAGGGCTGACGTGCTGATCCCGCAACTGGGCGGCGAGCCGGTGAAGGTGGGGTTCGAGTTCAAGTACCTGGACCGGACCGGCCTGGCCGAGCTCTACGCTGAGTGGGGCGAGCGCCACAAGGCCCTGGGGTTGAAGGCTGAGGAGATGGACTTGAAAGCCTTCACCGCAGCTCAGATCGACCTGCAGGTGGACCAGGTGAAGGCTGTGGTGGCTGGCTGGGACTTCGAGGAGGAGTTCAACGACCAGAACATCCGCGTCCTGGTCTCCTCGATTGTCTCGGTGCCCAGCGCGGTACTCGCGGCGTACTCCGAGGCCTTTAACCAAGCCCGCCTGGGAAACTCCTAAGCGCCGCGCGCGCACTCTACGAGCAAGGGCCTTCGGCTGAAGAGCTGAAGACCTTTGGCTTTCTGGTGGGCGATCTCACGGGTCAGGACTGCGAGGTCTGGCCGGACAACTGGCCTGCTTTCAGCGTCTTCGAGGCGATGAGCACCCAGTGGCGGGTCGGCGCGTGCGGCGCTACCGGTCTGGACTACGGCGTCCTGCCGAGCGTCATCCGAATGTGTGGCGTGCCGGCTGGGTCCAGGCAAAGCATTTTCAGTGACATCCGGCAGATGGAGGCTGAAGCCCTGGCCGTAATGGCTGAACAGAGAGACAACAAATGAGCACTACCTTCGCTTCGCTTGGCATTGCGGTTGAGTCGTCTCTGGCGGTCAAGGCTGCCGATGACCTGGATAAACTGGTCGACGCGGCCGAAGGGGCAGAGAAGGCCGTCGATGACCTTGGCAAGGCTGGGGAAGGCCTGGCCAACACTGGCAAGAAAATCAGCCAAGCGGAGGCGGGGGCCGCCCAGGGCATCGATAAAGCGACCAATGCGAAGGAGCGCCAGGTCGATGCGAGCCGCAAGGCCGGGACAAGCGCCGCCAGCGAAATCGCAATCATCAGCCGGCTCGACAGGGCGATGACCGGCAACATCGACAGCATGGAGAAGCTGGTCCAGGCGGAGGGATTGCTTGAGCGAGCCCGCAAGGGCGGCCTGGTCACCATTGAGCAGCAGGAGGCCTACCAGGAGCGTCTCGGCAAATCCTTCGACAAGATCGAGAAGGCCGAAGCCAAGGAAACGGCGCAGAAGCAACGCCTGATCGACGCCGAGAACCGGCAGATTGAAGCGCTGAAGCGCACGGTCAACAGCATCGATCCCCTGAATGTGAAGCTGGCCAAGCTGGAGGCGCAGGAAAAGGCGGCATATGAAGCTTTCCGTCTTGGCGCAATCAACGCGGAACGCTACAGCGAGGCCCTGGCCAAGGTAGGCAAGGATCGGGCCGGCATCACTGCTACAGAGGGCGCATTCGATAAGCTGAAGCTCGGCACCCGCCAGGCTCAAGAAAACGTCATGCAACTGGCCAACGCCTTGCAGTCCGGGGATTGGGGGAGTGGTGCACGGGCTGTTGCACAGCTTGGTGCTGGAGCCGGGGCCTCTGCGGCCAGTCTACTTTCTATGGCTGCACCAATTGCGCTGGCAGCCGCTGCCGTTGGGACCCTTGCAGCAGCTTACTTTCAGGGGGTTGGCCAAGCTGAAAAGTTCAATGACGCACTGATAGCCAGCGGTGGTGCGGCCGGAAAAACCACGGCACAACTTACAGCAATGTCATTGGCGCTTGGCAAAGGGGGGAATCTCAGCCAGGCGTCAGAGGCACTGCTCGCGATTGTGAGCTCAGGCGAGCTTACCGGGAGTACTTTTGACTCCGTTGCTCGTGCCGCCACTGAGCTTTCAGTTGCGACTGGGCGAAGCTCGGGTGAAATTGCAAAGCAGTTGATCAGCAATAAAGGCGATGTTGCGGCCCTTGCGGCTGAGTACAACAGGCAGTACCACTTCATGAGTGCGGAGACTTACTCTCACATTCAGGTACTGCAAACCCAGGGCGACGAGATGGGGGCTCTGGAGCTGCTGACCAACCAGCTTGCCGATTCAATGGCAAAGCGAAACAAGGACATTGAAAATTCTGCTCGTGGTGTTGTTGGTGCCTGGCGCGACGCTAGGAAGGCGTTCAGTGATTACTGGGGCGAATTTACGAGCCGCGCTGGTGCGGATCAGGACACATTCACCCTTCAAGTAAAGCAAGGTCAGCTTGAGGATGTTAGAGCTCAGCCAGAAAGCAGCCTTCGCACCAAAGCGATTGCAAATTTAGAGAAAGAGATTGCTCTGATTGAGCAGCGCCAAAGCGCAAAACAGAAGGAGCTCGAGCAAGGCGCGAAGAGCGATGCAATTACCCAGAAGGGGATTGATGCTGAGCGAGAGCTTGAAGGAATTCGAAAGGCCTCGTACACAAACAAGCAGAAGCGCGACAAGGAAGAGGAAAAGTACCTACGCAACATTGCTGATCTTAGGGAGGCCAATCCCAACAGCCCACTCCTGGATCAGAAGCTGATTGATCGTGATCTTGAGAACATTCGTAGCAAGTACAAGGACACGAAGACTGCCGCCGGCGCGGTAGACCTGACGGCCTTCAACAACTCAAAAAACAACCTCACCGGTATCCTGTCCGAGTACAAAAACGCCCAGAAGGAACTGGACGCGGCGCAGAAGGCGGGGCTGGTGTCCCAGGCCGACTACCTGCTCAAGCGCGAGGCCATGATAGGCAATGAGCGGGACGAGGTCACGGCGGCCTATGAGGCAGAGATTGCGGCACTTGAGGCCGCCAAGGGCAAGGCCAGCACCTCCGCTGCCCAGCGCATCCAGCTGGAGCAGAAGATCGCCGATGCCCGCGCCGCCATGGTCAAGGCTCAGCGGGACGCTGACACCGAGCTGAGCGTGCTGGCAAAGAACGAAGAGGGCCGGCTGAAGAAGCAGGAACTGGCGGTCAAGACCTACACCAGCGCCCTGCAGCAGCAAGTCGATACTCTGCGCGAGCAGGGCATGCGTGCTGCCGCTGGCCTTGGCCAGGGTGATCGCCAGCGCGACCTGACCAACCAGCAGAACGCGATCGACGACCGCATCAACCAGCAGAAGCTGGATCTGGCCAACCAGTACGGCGATGGCTCCCGGGGCATGAGCCTCGACGAGTACACGCAGAAGCTGCAGGCACTGGAAGCCACCCAGCAGAAGCTGCACAACACTGTTGTCAGCAACTACGACGACATGACTGCTGCCCAGGGCGATTGGACCAACGGAGCATCCTCAGCCTGGCATAACTACCTGGAGTCGGCGCGAGACGTGGCCGGCCAGACCAAAAGTCTGTTCACCAACGCCTACGGCTCGATGGAAGACGCGATTGTGCAGTTCGCGATGACCGGGAAGTCGTCGTTTGCTGACTTCACGAAGTCGATCCTCGCAGACATGGCCCGGATCGCTACTCGCCAGGCCAGTTCCGCGGCGCTCAGCTCGCTGTTCGGAATGGCAGCCTCTGCTGCTGGGTCGTACTTCGGCGGCGGGGCGGCCTCGGCCGGCTCAACGCAGGCCGGGTATACCGGGGTCGACTTCTCCGGGTACCGGGCCGCTGGTGGTCCCGTGTCCCCAAATTCCCTGTACGAGGTGAACGAACTGGGCCCCGAACTCTACAGCGAGGGCGGGCGGTCGTTCCTGATGACCGGTGCCAACGGCGGTAGCGTCACACCGCTGACTTCTGGGGCGCTTGCTGGCGCTGCTGGTGCCCAGGGCGGCGGCAATACCTACAACTTCCCTGTATCAGTCTCAGTCCAGACCGCCAGTAATGGAGCTTCAGCAACGACGCCACAGGACGCGGCACAGATTGGGAAGAGCATTCAGCAAGCAGCCAAGACCGAAGCGGAAACAGCCATTAACCGGGCGCTACAGCCTGGCGGATCCATCTGGCGACTCACCAACGGGAGGGCGTGATGGCGATAGAGACCTTCACCTGGCCAACGCAGAGCGGGGATTCCCCCACCATCGAATATCGAACCCGATCAACCCAGTTTGGGGGCGGGTACAAGCAGGTGGTGGGGGATGGTCCCAACAACAAGCAAGACTCCTATCCGATCACCTATACCGGCTCGAAGTCGAAGGTGGCCGACATCATGGAGTTCTTCGACCGGCACGCCGGCGCGAAAGCCTTTCTCTGGACTACACCCCTGGGCCAGCTGGGCCTGTTCACCTGTAAGAACCCAACACCGGTTCCTGTGGGTGGTGGCGTGTTCAAACTCACGGCCACTTTCGAGCGGGCCTTTCACCCCTAAGGGAAACCCATGTCGCTGATCAGTGATATCCAGACTCTTGAGCCTGGCAGTGAAGTGTTGCTGTTCGAACTTGATGGCTCCGACTACGGCGCGGATGTGCTCCGGTTCCATGGCCATGCGATTCCGCACACGCCGGCGGAACTGATCGCCGCCGGCGCCGCAGCGGACCAGCTTCCGGCCAAGTCGATCTGGTGGCAAGGCAACGAGTACGGCGCCTGGCCCATGCAGATCGAGGGCATTGAGGCGAACGGTGATGGTACCGCTGTTCGGCCAAAGCTTTCCGTAGGCAATGTCAACGGGCGCATCACGGCTTTGTGCCTGGCCTTCGAGGATCTGCTGGAGTTTAAGCTGACTATGCGCAACACCCTGGGCCAGTTCCTGGACGCTGCCAATTTCGAAGTTGGAAACCCTCAGGCAGATCCGACTCAGGAGGCCATCGAGGTCTGGTACATCGACCAGAAAACGAACGAGGACGGGGAGTCCGTGACCTGGGAGCTTGCCAGTCCTGGTGATGTGGGCTCGGAGTCAATTGGCCGCCAGATGACCACGCTTTGCCATTGGGCTCTGACCGCCGGGTACCGGGGGCCGAACTGCGGGTGGACTGGGGGCTACTTCGATATGGATGGCAACCCCACCGATGATCCTGGAAAGGATCAGTGCAATGGGCTGCTTTCAACGGGTTGCAAATGCAGGTTTGGCGAAGGCAACCAGCTGCCGTTTGGTGGTTATCCCGCCGTCTCCTTGATCGCGAGGAGCTGACCATGCTCAAACAAATCCTTGCTGCCGTGCAGAAGCACGCTGCGGCGGAGTACCCGCGTGAGTGTTGCGGGCTCATTCTGGCCCTGGGCCGAAAGCAGGTTTATCTACCCTGTGCGAACGTAGCTACCGAGCCGACCGAGGAGTTCAGGATTGCGCCGGAACGATACGCCGAGGCAGAGGACCAAGGCCAGGTGATCGGTATTGTGCACTCTCACCCGGACGCCACAAGCAGACCGTCCCCTCGGGATCTGGCCATGTGCGAGGCCACGGGCTTGCCGTGGCACATCCTGTCGTGGCCTGAGGGCGACTTACGGACGGTCATGCCCACCGGCGAAACTCCGCTGCTGGGCCGAGCATTCGTGCACGGTGCCTGGGACTGCTGGCAGGTCTGTGCCGACTGGTACAAGCGGGAGTGGGGGCTTGAGTTCGAGGCTTTCAAGCGGGAGGACGGCTGGTGGGAGAGGGCCGACGGCCCTAGCCTCTACGAGCGGGCTTATGAGGCTGCCGGCTTCTACCGGGTAGACCAGCCGCAGCGCGGCGACATGATCGTAATGAACGTGGGCCGTACGGCGCACCCGAACCACGCCGGGATTTACCTTGGCGCAGATCCGGGACTGCCTGGGGAGGCTGCAGAGGTGTTCGGCCCTGGGCCTTTCCTGCTGCACCACCTGTATGGCCGGCCAAGCGAAATCATCGTTTTCGGCGGGCCATGGCTTGATCGTACACGCCTGATCCTCAGGCACAAAGATGCACAACCAATCACATGATGCGGCTAGGCCGTAGGGTATGGATATGACTCAGCTTTTGACCAAGATTTTACGATACGGCAGGGCAGTGATTACTGGGTTTACAAACAAGTTTGGCAGCGAAAAATCCGCCGCCAAAGATGCACGCTATAAAAGCGGGACGAGTGAGCCATTCTGGTTTCTGGAGTCGTCTACTATTCTGCCGGCTGCGCCGCTAGATGCAGCTCTTCCCACGCGCCTAGGTGTCCAGCCCAATCGCGAACGGGCTGAAGCTCCTCGTCAGTAAGTCGGAGCTGTACCAGCTCAACCTGAAGCACGGGAAGGATCTCTCGAAGGTTGAGATCTTTAACTTTGGTAGGGTACCAATGGTATTTATTGATAAGGTAAAGCCGCGCCGCTTCTACTGCTGAAAACTCCAGCCAAGGGGAGTTGTACTGATTCCTTAGTCTTTCACAAAAGCAATACAGCTTGTACATGCCTAGAGTCAGACGACTAACCTGAGCATCAAAACTGCCCTGGCGGCCGCTATTCTTTGCGGCCTCTTCGTTGGCGTCGACAAGCTCTGCCCATGTACGCTTGTGATTCAGTTTTTCGTAACCCATTCACTCAGCCTCCGTGGCCTTTCTTGCGAAGTCGCAACGCTACTACGCTGAGCAATAGAGCTGTTACTGGCTTTCCGTCCACGCTGGATGGGTGGACAGGATCAGATTTTCTTCAGGCTGATCAGGTTTTTGCATCGAAGACCGTGATAGCGTTTCGCCCATCTTCATTGAATGAGGTGGGTATGATTCGGAAGCTGGATAAAGAGGAATTGGCTGCGTGGGATGCGTACTACGCTGCCGCGCTTACTGCTATTTCAACTCCTGGAGCTTTCAGAAACTCGGTCGATGACGACGTCAAGAAAGCAGTCGCAAAAGCAGGTGAAATCGCAGATGAAATGATTGACGAGCGTCGACGCAGAGATGCCGACCGCCGCTGATCCGCCAAGCCCAGCCCCACGCCGGGCTTTTTGCATCTACCGGCCGTCCTTTGAATTGGGTGAAAGCAACTCAACCATTTCAGATAATCCAAGGATCTGTTTTGGGGTCGCCTCAGGTGTTGACTCTATTAAATCTGCAAATACCTCCATTCGTTGACAGTCTTGTTCCGTGATAGGTGGGCGATCAGCGATGAGCCGAGCACAGACTCGATTAACATCTACCCCAGAACCCTCAAAAACATCGTGAATCGACATCCGAAGATCAAACAAGTCATTGGGGTGACGGCGTGAATGAGCTGCGGCTCGACGGAGTAGCGTAGCGCGCTCTTGCGCAGTGATAGTCATTTAAGAATCCATCCTATATAAAAAAGCCCGGCGGGGCAGACTATTCCTTGAATGCTTCAAGTTGCTGCTGATCAAACATATCGCTCAGTATTTTCGCGTGCTTGCACTGCGTGATGGAGTAGAGCATTTTCCGGTTGAGGAGGATCCTCTCCATGCTACGAGCTGAAATGAGATGCCTCGTCGGGACTGAGATCTCTACGGTAGTGCCATCACGGGTGTCGGTCACTTCCAACTGGTAGGAATCAATCAAGTCGCCACGCTTGGTGTAGCCGAGGCACTTGAAGGTGAGGTTGGGGTCGAGCATGTTGTTAACCAGTTAAGGTTCTCGGGGGGAGGGATGCGGATTTGTCAGTCAAATTACATACCAGTCGAAAGTCTTCTCGTTAAGATCACTGAAGTCGTCCGATATCGATGACTCAATATAATCAGCGACGCGATTTAGATACCCAGCATCTTCTTGGTCAAAGTAGTGGCCTGTCTTTGCTTGATTCTGTACGTATTTAGCCAGTATCTCATCCGTACGCGACTCGATAGGAGTTCCTGCAAGCGTTTTTTTGACTGCCGCTGCAAGGTCTTTTAGCTGATCACCAGTTGCTGGCGGGGTTGGAATCGCTTTTCGAAGACCCTCTACTTTTTCCTCTTTTGTGAAAAACATACCACGTCCTATTCCCTGGTTTATGAGTGAGTATTGAAAGCTCGTCGCTACGCGTGCTTGTGCTTATCCCGCGAGGGGCACATGTCGGAAGTACTGCATTACACCGCAGACAATACCATCGGTCCTTCCAGGAAGGCTCTGCCAAAACGATGCGGCTAGTGGCAAAGGAACGGTGAAAAGACATACGAATATATTTTCGTCGAGATCATAAATTACTTGCTCAACAGCAGGGTCTAGCTCTTCCCCGGTAGTAGTTTCCCAGAGGGTGGTACTGATGCCTTGCTCGAAACGCATACCAACTGTAGGTATGAATGGAAGCTCTAGCTCGCGACTGTATCCGCCTTCGGTTACTCCATGGCGAACAACACGAACTGCTAACAGGATCTTGTACATATTTTCTTCCTTGATGAGTCCCGGCCTGGTTGCTGACGCTGGTTTGAAAAAGCCCGGCGGAGTAAACCCAGTCTTTGTTTATTTGAAGTTACGCTCGTAAAGCAGTTCACTGCACCGACGTGCGACGCTTAGAAAGAACCAGGCGCTCACTGCGAGGCCGCCCAAGAAGACGAAAGCCAAAAGGGCTTTCAGCGGTAGGCCGTGGTCGCGAGTCAGAGCTAGCAGATCAGGTGTTGTTGTACTGACAACCCATAAGTAAAAGCTGCCAACCAGAAAGCTCGGGGCGCCTATGAAGGCAAGCGCCCAGTCGTTGAGCTCTGCCCAGGTCTTCTTTTTCTTCCGGTTGCGCCATGCAGCTTTGACGAATTCCATAACGGCTACTCCATGTGGATAACTGAAAAGAAGCCCGGCGGATCGGGATTGAGTCTGACTGAAGTCTGACTTAAGAGTCTTCAAACGATACCGATAGGTACAGCGGGCCATCCCACTCAGCTACATACCCGGCATCGTTTAGGTAGCTACTGATGGAGGCTGAAAGTTCGTCAAATGCTTTGTCAGATAGAAACTCTAACTCTAGATCGCGCACTTCAATCTCGGTGCTGGCATGACCAAATCTAATAGCACGACTAACGTTTTCAGCCACACGGTTCTTGATAACCGAAGAGATTTTTTGCCGGGAGGCGGCGGCAAGCTCTTTTGCCTTTGCTGCAGGGAGAAGCGTCTGCGGCGGTGATACTTCGGCCAGGCTATCTTCAAGCCGAGCAACGATCTCTGCATTTAGCGAGCGTTTAGCCTCTTTGGCCGACGCCTCGACTTTTTCTCGAAGCTCGGCGGGCATGCGTAATTTGAATTGGGAATCTTCTCTGCTCATAACGGAAATAATGGACCACGGTGGTGTTGACGGCAATGGGACCACCGTGGTTCTATTTGGTCGGGGTCACGGTGATCCCTAGAGGATGCAGGTATGCGTACAGACCCACAGATGAAAGTGAGACTGCCAGAGGAGCTTAAGCAATGGGTAGAACACGAAGCGCAGAAAAACTGCCGCTCACAAACGGCGGAGGTTGTTTTTGCTCTGTTGGAGGAGAAGAAGCGTCGAGAGCAGGCGATGGCCTGAAAATGAAGAAGCCCCAGCGCGGCAACGCTGAGGCTTCGGGTGTGACTACTTTGCAGGAGTTCACGGGATGAATACTAACACAGTGATTGACATGCGCAAATTTGTGGAGGCCCGCAATGGAGAGGCATTCACTACATCGCAAAACGTAGCGGACGCTTTCGGAAAGCTACACAAAGACGTTCTTCGCAAAGTGGAAAGCCTTGAGTGCTCTGCAGATTTCACTGAGCGCAATTTTACGCCCAGTGAATACATCGACGCTTCTGGTCGCCGCCTGCCTCAATGGGGTATGACTAAAGACGGCTTCATGTTCCTGGTCATGGGCTTCACCGGAAAGAAAGCCGCAGCCATTAAGGAAGGCTACATTTCTGCCTTCAACTGGATGGCGGAGCAACTTGGTCTATCGAGCAAAACACTCGTTACCACTGCTGTCACTGAGGCGCTGGGGGCAGAAGGTGCTCGGACCCTCAGTAATGTCATGCGCTGCCGCGTAGCTAAGTTGGATGCTGAGCACCAACGTAGCGCGACAGCCAAACTGGCGTCGGCCCTGCATGCGCGTTTCGATGTTCCGCGGATGGAGTTGATCCCGGGTGATCAGTTGGATGCGGCCTGTAATTTCGTCGCCGCTTACGCAATTGAGGGGGAGTATCTGGGCAAGGAAGAGCCCAAGGCTGAGCAACCGTTGAACATCCACTTCCCAGTTGAGGCTCTCGCTCAACGCAGGCCTGAAATGGTTAAGCCGCGCGGCGATGGTCATGCGTGGCTAGATGTATCCCTTAACGATTTGCGCGACTTCCACGAGGGCGGTACTCCTTGCGAAGCGATTCTCGGTGAGTTGCATAAAGCAGGCTACGAGATTGAGGGGGCCTGGTGGGAGCTCCGAACCTATCGCAACAAGATGCGGGAGATTGCTAGCTTCGCCCTTGGCCTCGCCTGTGTGATTGATGAGCCTCACCGTTATGCGATCAAGATGGGAGATGCAGCATGAGTGCGCTGATGACTGTCCCGTTCCATGGCGTGAACCTGATGCTGGTCGATTTGGATGGCCAGCCATTTGTGCCAATGCGCCCAGTTGTGGAGGGCATCGGCCTTGATTGGGGCGGGCAGCACAAGAAGCTGACCACCAACCCTGGGCGCTGGGGGGTCTCCGTTACGGAGATCCCTTCGGCTGGCGGTAGTCAGGATGCGGTATGTCTTCCTTTAAGGAAACTGGCCGGTTGGCTATCCACTGTGCAGGTGGCCCGGGTAAAGAATCCTCAGGTCAAGAGCAAGATCATCGAGTATCAAAATGAGTGCGACGATGCACTCTGGCAATACTGGAATGACGGTCACGCTATAAACCCTCGAGCGCAGCTACCAGCCGCCGACGACTCTGCTGTTGAGTTCGCCAAGCTTGCGCTGGAACATCTGCCGAACCTGGGCGATACCAGCAAGCAGGCTTTGCTCAGTCACATCTCGGAACTGGCCTATGGGCAGCGCTTGATACCTTTGCCAAAAGTAGAGGAGAACTTGCTCCTAGCTGGACAGGTGGGTGAGCTGTTCGGTGTGACTGGCAACCGTATCGGCAAGCTTGCGAATCAGCACGGCATGAAGATTGAGCAGTACGGTGAATATCGGCTCGATAAATCGCGGTACAGCAGCAAGCAGGTCGAGACATTTCACTACAACCAGGCTGCCGTTGAGCGCTTCCGAGAGATTTTGCAGGACGTCTAACCCTCCCACCTTCACGAACCCCGCCCATGCGGGGTTTTGGTGCTTGTGCTTTGCAATGGTAGATTGCCCTCAAACTATATAGAGGGACCGACATGCGAATTCTGGTAGGAGTCGTGGCTGCTTCACTGTTGGTGGGGTGCGTGTCGCCAGGCGATCTTGAGTCGAAAGCTCCGAGCATTGTTGTCAGCACAGCGAAGGACCCGAAGCGGTATGCAGTTTGCGTATTCCCAAGATGGCAGGACGCCCGCAGCGACGTCTCCATGTCAGAGACCGAGTATGGTTATCGCCTGATTGCTGCTAGCAACAACATGACTGACGAACTGCTGAGCATACGTAAAACATCGAAAGGTAGTTCGGTAAAGTTATATCAGCGCATGGCCTGGGGCCCCGGTTATGGACGAGGTGAAATGGAACAGGCCGTTAGAAGCTGTTTGTAAGTCGAAATTATGTAGACCAAGCCGCCTTCGGGCGGCTTTTTCATGCCTGGAGAAAGCTGTGTCAATGATCAATTGCAGCCATCAAACAATGACCACCATCTTGTTTTCGGGACCTCTTATCAAGTTGTTTGGGCGGGTCCACCGTCGGGAGCTAGGGAGTAAGTCGGTGGGCGAGGCTTTCAAGGCGCTCAAATGCACGCTCGACGGATTTGATTTAGCAATCAGGGATCTGGAGCGGCGAGGCATGCGGTTCGCGATTTTTCGCAACCGGAAGAATGTTGCTGAGGGAGAGTTCGCCCTGGGTGGGACTGAAGAGATCCGGATTGTTCCGGTGATCTCTGGCAGTAAGCGCGCAGGCCTGCTTCAGACGATTGTCGGTGCCGTGCTCATTGCTGCATCGTTCATCCCTGGGTTTCAGGCCCTGGCGCCGGTAGGCATTGCCCTCGTCGTTGGCGGCGTAATCCAAATGCTCAGCCCCCAGCAAGGCGGTCTCAAGCAAAGCGCCTCTCCCGAGAACATGCCTTCCTACGCCTTCGGCAGCGCCAAGAACACCACGGCAAGCGGCAACCCGGTTCCGATCTGCATCGGTGAGCGCAGGTGGGGTGGGGCTATCATCTCCGCGTCGATTTACGCGGAGGACAAGATCTGAGTATCATTTTTCATCGAAAATGGAGATTACGATGGAAAATGTAAAGGTTTTGCTCAGTGAACACGTTCCTGAGTTCATGGATGCTAGGAGCGGTTCATTCAAACTTAAATTTTCGAATTCAGACATGTTCGACGAGAAGTATCTTCTTGTTTATGGATCTAGTGAGCCAATTTGCTTGATGATTGTGGATAGATACGTATTCACTCCTGGGCAGCGCGAGGTTTCGGTACATGTTTCATACTTTGGCTGCTTTCCAAAAGGCACCGACTTCACTGATTTGAAAAAAGGTAACGGGCGATTCTCTTATAATATTTTTTGTGACGTCTCCGCGATGCTGCAGAAGATTGGCGCCGCCAGTGTGGAAACAAAGCCAGAGGATATTTTTGATCCTCAGTTGCCATCTGATGCAAAAAGAAGGGTGGGGCTGATGTTTGGGGTTCCCCCAGATAAGGTGAAAATATCAATCGACTTTTAACAAGTTATTAACCCGCTTCGGCGGGTTTTTTATTGCCCGGAGGAAAGCATGGGTGCAGCACAAAACATCCAGATCCATGGCGCCAAGGGCGGCCAGAAAAAGCCGAAAATGCCTTATGAGGCGGCCGACAGTCTGCGCTCGACCAACCTGGCCAAGATCCTGATCGCGGTAGGTGAGGGAGAATTCGAGGGGACGCCAACGGCCCGCGATATTTACCTGGATAACACCCCAATCCAGGATGCCAGCGGCTCCTACAACTTCACCAACGTAAAGTGGGAATGGCGGCCGGGTTCTGTGGACCAGGACTACATTCCAGGCATTCCCTCGGTCGAGAATGAAACCTCGCTGAACATCGAGCTGCGCAGCGGTGCGCCGTGGGTGCAGTCGATCAGCAACACCCAGCTTTCGGCGGTACGGGTGCGGATGGCCTGGCCGGCGCTGCAGGCCCAGGACAACGAGGGCAACGTCAACGGCTACCGAGTCGAATATGCGATCGATGTGGCCACCGACGGTGGGGCGTATCAGCAGGTTCTGGTCGAGTCCGTGGACGGCAAGAGCACCTCCCGCTACGAGCGCTCTCGCCGAATTGACCTGCCGCCTGCGACGTCGGGCTGGCAGATCCGGGTGCGCCGCATTACCCCTAACCAGAACACCAACAAAGTAGCCGACACCATGCTGATAGCCGGTTACACCCAGGTGATCGACGCCAAGATTAGGTACCCGAATACCGCGCTGCTCTACATCGAGTTCGACGCCGAGCAGTTCACCAACATTCCGGCCATCACCGTGAAGTGCAAGGCCCGCAAGTGGCAGGTGCCCAGCAACTACGATCCGGTGGCCAGGACCTACTCGGGGATCTGGGACGGGACAATGAAGCAGGCCTGGACCAACAACCCTGCCTGGGTCACCTTCGGCATTTGCACCGAAAACCGCTTCGGCTTGGGCAAGCGTATCAAGAGCTGGATGGTCGACAAGTGGGAGCTCTACCGGATCGCGCAATACTGCGATCAGCTGGTTTCCAACGGCCTGGGCGGCCAGGAGCCACGTTTTCTCTGCGACATGAACCTGCAAGGTAAGACCGATGCCTGGTCGCTGTTGCGGGACATCGCTGGCATTTATCGTGGCATGACCTGTTGGGCCCAGGGGCAGCTTGTCATGCAGGCCGATATGCCTCGGGCCCGGGACATCGACTATGTGTTCACCCGCTCGAACGTGGTGGATGGCAAGTTTTCCTACGGCAGCGCATCGGCCAAGACCCGTTACACCCGCTGCCTGGTGAGCTACGACAACCCGGCCAACAACTACGACACCGACGTCATTCCCTACGCTGATCTTCCGCTGCAACGTCGGTTTGGCGACAAGCCTACCGAGATCAGCGCAATCGGCTGCACCCGGGCCAGTGAAGCCCAGCGCCGCGCCAAATGGGCAATCCTGAGCAACAACCAGGACCGGACAGTTACTTTCAAAACAGGGATGGAAGGGCAGATTCCACTGCCTGGCTTCATCATTCCGGTTGCGGATTCGTTGCTGGCGGGCCGGGAGGTGGGCGGACGAATTGCGGCTGCGGCTGGGCGTGTGGTGACGCTGGACCGCGACACCCAGGCGAAGGCCGGCGATCGGCTGATCATCAACCTACCCGCCGGCAGGGCTGAGGGACGCACGGTGCAGAGCGTCAAGGGGCGCCAGGTGACGGTAACCACAGCCTATAGCGAACCTCCCGCCAAGGACCTGCAGTGGGCCCTCGATGCTGATGATCTGGCCATTCCGCTGTATCGCGTGCTTCGAACTGCACGAACGCCGGAGGGCGACTACGAAATCAGCGCCCTGCAGTATGAGCCAAGCAAATACGCATCGATCGACACCGGGGCTCGGCTGGAAGAACGGCCGATCAGCGTCATTCCGGTGACCACCGTTCCGGCGCCGGCGAGTGTGACGTTGACTTCCGATTACGCCATCGACCAAGGCCTGGCTGTCAGCACGATGACGATTGCCTGGCCCGCGGTATCCGGCGCTGTCGGTTACGACGTGGAGTGGCGCAAGGACAGCGGGAACTGGATCAAGCTGCAGCGTACAGGCTCCACCAGCGTTGATGTGACTGGCATCTACGCTGGCGCCTATCTCGCCCGAGTACGTGCGGTAAGCGCCTTCGAGATTTCCTCGACCTGGAAGAGCTCAGAGCTAACCCAACTCAAGGGCAAGGACGATGTGCCGCCGGCGGTGGCGTACCTGAACACCTCAAGCGAACTGTTCGGCATCGGCTTGAAGTGGGGTTTCCCAGCCGGCGCCGAGGATACCCAGCGGACGGAGATCTGGTATGGACCAGGCAACAGCCTTGAAGACGCCACCAAGCTGACGGATTTGGCATACCCGCAGTCTGACTACGGCCTTCAGGGGCTGGCGGCGGGTGCTCGGTTCTTCTTCTGGGCTCGCCTGGTGGATCGCACTGACAACGTCGGACCTTTCTATCCGCTCGTGAACGGGGTGATGGGCCAGGCCAGCTCCGATGCCGCGCCAATCCTTGAAATACTCGCCGGCAAGATCGGCAAGACGGAGCTGGGCCAGGACCTGCTGTCCGAGCTGGACGGCCTGCAGGACCAGATCGATGCTCTCGATGGGCTGAAGGGGTACGACCCGGCAGCGACCTACCTGAAAGGCCAGATGGTCGTTGAGGACGGCCGCATCTACCAGGCGATCAAGGATGTGCCTGCAAACAACCCACCACCGGCCGCTGCTTACTGGTCTGACGTCGGCCAGTCGGTTGAAACGGCCAATGGACTTGCCCAGCAGGTGGCCACGAACACTGCCGATATCACAGAGCTCGACGGTGTGGTCACAGCCCAGGCCAGCGCGACCAGCGCTCTGCGTGCTTCCTGGCGCGAGGATGACGGCTCAGGCGATCTGGCAGACGCGATCAAGGGCTGGAACAACACCGCGGCCATCGTCACCGAGGAGAAGGTCAGGAGCACGGCCATTGAGGCCGAAGCCAAGCGGACGACCAAGCTGCAGGCCACGGTCGGCGAGAACACGGCAGCGATCCAGGAAACATCCTCGGCCCTGGCCAACACAAATGGCCAGCTTGAAACGCTGTGGTCGGTAAAGATGGAGACTACGACCGGTGGCCAGAAGTACGCCGCGTCTTTCGGCCTGGGCCTGCAAGTAGACCCGTCCGGCGTGTCCTCGCAGTTCGTTGTGCGCGCTGACACTTTCATGTTGCTGAACCTGGCCAACGGCACCCCTGTGTCGCCGTTCTCTGTAAGTGGTGGGCAGACGTTTATCCGGTCGGCATTCATTCAGGATGGATCGATCAGCATGCTCAAGATCGGCCAATACCTGCAGTCGGATGATTATGTCCAAGGCGTGCAAGGGTGGCGCCTAGATAAGGCGGGAAACATTGAGTTCAACGGGCCCGCACCAGGCGGAGGCCGGCTGACCATGACAAACCGGGCGGTGAAGGTCTACGACCAAAACAACGTCAAGCGAGTACAACTTGGAGACCTTAGTGCATGAGTTTCGGACTACGGATGTGGGGGGCTGACGGAAAATTGCAGTTCGATACAGATACAGTGACATGGCAAGTTGCTCTTTCGCTTGTAGTTTCATTCGACGGATCCCCACCCACTACCCGTCAATACTCAGTGCCAGGGTGTAACCCTAGCAACTCAACTGCTTTCTGCCTGCCACTATCTAATGTCGTTAACACCGATTTAAGGAATCTCCAACTGGAGGCGCAGATGGGGACTGATATTGTTTATGTCCGAAACTTTTTAGGAGGTTTTAGCGGAAGTAGCACTATATCTTGGGCGACGATGAGGCTGATGGTTATGAGGTGGAAGTGATGGCTGGGTTTGGTCTGTCTGTTATCAATGACGCTGGTACAGTAGTTATTGATAGTGAGTTTTCAAGGTTGTGTGTGTTTTATCATGGTCCTTACAGTAGTCCAGGACAGCTTGTTAATATTTACTTTGCGCAGGCCGTGAAAACCCAGGAGCCCCCACTGATATTTCTTCGCCCCAATAACAACGGAGCCACCGCTACCTTTGGTACAGGGTACCTCGGGGGGCCTGGCAACTGGGTGGGCGTAACGATTTATGGCAATGGCACAAGTGGAATGGTATTTGTCGCAGCTTTTGACGCCTCACCCGTCAGTGACTTTGGCATGCGCCTTTGGGATGGGGCTGGAAAGTTGGTTTTTGACTCTGGAACTCCTGCTGCATCATTCACCAGAGTTATCCCGAACTGGACGTATACCCACACGACAAAAGACGTCCAAGGTTATTATCTGAATTGGTATGCGATTCCAATTCAGTATGATCTTGGTGATTACTTTCTGTCTAATAATTTGAGGATGTGGATGATGGCTGGCAACAATACAGCCCGGGTTGTCGCTGCTTATTATGATTTTCCAGCGGGTGTAATTCGCTTAAGGCTCACTGCATTGCAGAACCCTTTTTACATGTTGCTGCCTGGAATATTTGGAAAGGTTAACGCCTGATTAATTGTTAGGAAGTCATTCCGCCAAGAGCGGGTTTTTTATTGCCTGGAGAAAACCATATGGCTTGGCTTAGAGCCGGAACAGTGGCCGTGACAAATGGCTCAACAACGGTCACCGGAACCAACACCGGGTTTGCTGCGAACACCCGCGTTGGTGATGCTTTCATCGGTCCCGATGGTCGCCAGTACGAGCTGCAGAACGTTGCAAGCGACACAGTGATATCGATCCTGCCGGCGTACCTGGGGCCGACGGCATCCGGGCAGCCTTACGCTGTGATGCCTGTGCAGGGCTACCAGAAGCTGCTGGCCGATCTTGTACGTGACTGGACGAACCAATATGGCGTGAAGATGGCGGCGCTGGGGTCGACTGGCAACTACGATGTGTTACCAGTTGAGAAAGGTGGGACAGGCGGGACTGATCAGGCAAGTGGCAGAGCTGGCCTTGGGCTCGGAGCCGTTGCTACTGACGATGTACTTACAATTGAGAAAGGTGGTACATCCAGTACATCACCTTCGGCAGCTAGAGCGGCTCTTGGGTTGGGAACGGCAGCAGTTACTGATGTGACATCAAGCAGTGTTGATGAGACGCTTGGTCGCGTGCTGAGGGTCGGTGACTTCGGTGTCGGCGCGATCTCGTCGCCATACCTGCCCCGCATTTCAGACTCCGTAGTGGGTGGAACGTACCGCTTCGATCCTGAGTCCGCCGGCATCCCAACGGTCGGATACGGCTCAGTACACGTGGGGTCATACGATAAACCGACGAAAAATTTTACAAAAATCGTCGTTTATATGAACACGCCTAAAGCGTATTTAATGGGCTCCATTAACGGATCAGCCTATACGCCTGCTGAGTTTTACACTACCGCAAACACCACTAGAGGCTCGGGCGGGGCGCTATCCGCAGCATCACCTATCGTACGGATCGCCAATGTTTCACAAAGCAAGCGCCTTGACTTGTTCGAACAGACATTTGAAGCCGCCGGGGAGTGGGGCGCAGCAAATGATGAGGCTCGCGGAGTCATTGTTGAGCGCGCTGCCGTTGGCGTTTACGTCATTACCGGAAGCCAGGGGCTGGCCCTCGAAGGATGGCGCGTTCTTGATCCATGCTCGCCAGATGGTGGCAGGGCACTCGGAATCACTGAAAGTGAGGAGGACGACCAGGGAGCTGTGACTGTGCGTCTTTTCAAGCAGCGCTGGACCCTCGACGACGACGGCGAGATGCATCTCGGGAAAGGTGCTCCGCTTGATGTGCCGCTCAACAGCTGGATTGACGTGCGCTTGCACATGCCTTCCGTCACTGAGACGCTTCCGACCTGACCCGCAACACCTAGCCAAGCCCGCCGAGTGCGGGTTTTTTGTGCTTGGAGAAAACACAATGCCGATCACCGAGCAGCAGCTGCTGCAGATCCTCCCGAACGCCCGCCCAGTCGCGGGCGTTTTTGTTCCTGCGCTCAACGCGGCCATGAGCAAGTACGCCATCGTCACCCGCCTGCGAATGGCGGCCTTCATCGCGCAGATCGGCCACGAGTCCGGCCAGCTTCTGTACGTGCGCGAGCTGGGCAGCAATCAGTACTTGAGCAAGTACGACACCGGCACCCTGGCCAAGCGCCTGGGCAACACTCCCGAGGCGGACGGAGACGGCCAGAAGTACCGGGGCCGGGGGCTGATTCAGGTCACGGGCCGGGCCAACTATGAAGCCTGTAGCGAAGCGCTGTTCAGCGATGCTCGTTTGCTCAACACCCCTGAGTTGCTAGAAACCCCGGTCTATGCCGCGTTGTCGGCTGGCTGGTTCTGGCAGCGGGCGGGGCTCAACAGCCTTGCCGATAAGGGCGACTTCCTCACCATCACCAAGCGCATCAACGGCGGAACCAACGGCCTGGCGGATCGCGAGGCGCTGTATCAGCGTGCATTGAAGGTGCTGCCTTGAAGGCCCCGGGCTGGCTGTTGCCGGTACTGGCCTTGGTGCTGGGGTTTGCCCTGGGTGGTTGGCTGGCCTGGACGTGGCAGGCCAACGCCTACGGCAAGGATCTGGCTGATCAGGCCGAGGCGTACAGCCGGGACCGCGAGCAGGCCGCCACGGCGGTGATCAACTGGCAGGAAACCCAACAGGATGCCCGCCGGGCCCTGGAGGACCGCCTGCAGGCGAATGACGAAACCCACTACAAGGAATTGCGCGATGCTCAAACGAACCAAGCTCGCCTGCGTGATCGGCTGGCTACTGCTGATCTCCGGCTGTCAGTCCTACTCAACACCGCCGCCTCGGGTGGTGGCGGTGGGTTGCCAGCCACCGCCGGCACCTGCGGCGTGGTTCATGGAAGCGCGCGAGCCGAGCTTGACCCGGCGGCTGCTCAACGAATTGTCGGCATCACCGGTGACGGCGATCAAGGATTGATCGCCTTGGCAGCCTGCCAGAGCTACGTCAAAGATATCGTTTCAACGAAGTGAAAAAGAGCGGTCGGGCCAGTTGCCTCAACATCTAACCCAGCCGCTGTACCCGGCAAAATGCACCTTCAGACAATCCCCGCCAATACTCATACCGCAGTAGTGGGCGGGGATGTTGACCTAAACGAACTGGCTCGATTGTATCTCCGGTTCCAGCACGAAAGCTGGGGACCGGTAAACACGAGTTACTCACTCTCAAAATGCTTCATATACGGGTTTGCTGCAGTCTTCGTATACCACCTGGCAAGCTTTGCCTCCCGTGTCGACACATGACTGTTGAGCCACCATGCGGGCTTCTTCAGGGTCTTTGGCACTGCCCAGGCCAGAGCGGGACGGCCCATCCTTGCTGCTGGGAACCACCCATGCGACACATTGGTTTCGATACGTAAAAATCACTTTGCAATCAGTCGCCCCCCGCCTGCTGCACTCGGACAAGGCAAGCTTCTCGGCACTCTCCTTGCTGGGCCTGTTGACGGCAACACCTGCATCTGCGGTTGCTCCAGATGAAGCGATTGCGCCCCAGGTCTTATGCCACTGCCCAGCGGGCTCCTGCTCGCGGGGGCTCCCGCCAGCGCCTGGAATCGGAGCGCAGCCGCCAACCCCTTGATCGCCGACGGGATATTGCCCAGCAGGACATCTCCCCTCCGCATTTGCAATTGCCGGAAAGGCAAGAGCCAATAGCAAAAGCAAATTGGCCCAGTGCAGCGGTGCGGCGCCAAACATAGACAATTTCATATACTCCTCAGTTTCACGCAGAGCTCATGTTTGCGCACTACCTCGCCCGATGCGTTTTCTCGTGGTCCGGGATGTATCACCAAACGCTGATCGTCTTAAGGGCTGGTGTCCTGGCCTGCGTAAGGTCGTTCAGAAAAATAGTTTGGGTATGCCAGCTGCGGCGGTCAACATAGGACGGATGTGCTAGTGGCCCATTGCCGTTATCGATTAGGGCCGCGAAAAGTTATCTTGGCCCATCGAAAAGGGCAGCATCCACGCCCAGGTTTGCCCTCGATTACGCATATAGGCCAGGAACACATCAAGGCGGCAGAGCCGCAAGCTGGAAGACGCGAGGTTCACCCCAGTGCGGCCGCCACCCCCAGCGCACGGCGTCGGCGTGTAGTTTGTCTTCGGCGACGTGGAAGAGGGCGAGCTGCATCGTCGGCGCGGCGTTGTAGCGCCCCAGGGGCTGATCACCAACGTTATTGATCAGGGCCCCGGGCATGCTCAGGGCTGCGACGAAGTCGTGGATACCGCGGTATTGCGAGAGTCTTCCGCACATGGCTGTGTCCTCGGTTGCTCTCAGCGTAGCTTTCCGCGGGCGCCAGCGGGTATCTGCCGCCGAAGATCCTCGTTCGCCCGGTCCTTGCTCCGAACACTCAGCTCAAGGTCGCTGACTTTCCGGCGCAGATCTGAAGCTTCTCCGGCCTTTTCTCGTAGCCTCGCCAGGGCCTCGTCGCGGTCCCTCTCGGTTTGCGCCTGCATGTTGACCAGCTTGAAAATGTTTTCCCGGGCTGCGCGCAGCTGCCGGTTCAGCTCTGCCACTTCATTTTCCAGCAGCAGGATGTGCTGCTTGCAGGTTTCCAGGGGCGTGGGGATGCCCAGCCAGTCGTCGGATGTGTCGGTGTCTTCGGTGTGCACGGTACTACCTCGAATCCAATGCTGTATGCACATACAGTAATCGAGGCTTAAGCGGCGCGCGATTTGCGCCGACGAACTGTAGGGGGGGGAGGTGGTGCTGGTTCGGCAGAACGCCGGGGGAAGGGATAGTACTGTAGGAATATACAACGCTAAGTTGTTGATTCTTATGAAGGGTATTGCGTGTTTTTTGAGTGGCTAATATTGCAGGTTTTTTCTTTTAAATCATAAGCTTGAGCGTGTTTCGTGATCACCTTGACATGGTGGGGGTCGTTGGTTCGAGTCCAATCGCGCCTACCAAACAAAATCCGCTCTGCTGGGCGGTCTAGAAGGGGTTCACCGAAAGGTGAGCCCCTTTTTTGTTTCTGGCCATTTTGATGGCTTTGCACGATCCGCCAAGAAGCCCACTGGCATTGCAGCGCTCGCTGCGATCTTGGCCAGTGATCAGTCGGGGCGGATGTGCTCCTGCCAATGTTCAAACAGCGCCTCGACATTGGCACTGGTCATCAGTGGCATCACTGCTTTCAACTGCTCGCTGCTCCAGTTCCACCACTGCATTTCCACAAGCATCTCGATACGCCGATCATCGAAGCGCTTGCGAATCGTCTTGGCGGGGTTACCGCCGATGATTGCGTAGGGTTCCACGTCCCGTGTCACCAGGGCTCGAGTGCCTATCACGGCGCCATCGCCGATCCTGATGCCCGGCATGACAATGGCTTCGGAACCGATCCAGACGTCATTGCCTATCACCGTGTCGCCTGCGGCTTGATATCCATTCTGCGCGCCCGCGAAGGCCGGTTCCTCGGGCATCCAGTAGAGCGGAAAGGTGCTGATCCACTCGCTTCTATGCCCCTGGTTGCCGGCCATGATGAATGCGGCTCCCGAGCCGATTGAGCAGAAAGAGCCGATTATCAGCTTGTCCGCACCTTCCTCGTGGGGCAGGTAGCGCGCGCACTCATCGAAACTATGGCCGTGGTAGTAGCCTGAGTAGTAGCTGAAACGACCTACTCGAATATTCGGGTGGGTGACTTGCCGATCAAGCGTGATGCCCTTGAAGGGGCTATCGAAGTAGTTGTTCATCGGGACTCTGCTCCATGTCTTCAGCGTCCTCTGCATTTGCCGCATCGGTCACCGGTTCAAGATCTTTTACGTATTGCCCTCTGTAGCCACCAACCTGGTTCGGGGAGCCGTCGTGACGATCGGCTTCCCGAACCAGGGCGGGTCAGTCCAGAGGGGTGAAGGCGCTACCACTGAAGGTGCGCACGGCATTGCCCCGTTCAACCCGGTGATGGGCGTCACGACGCTGCAAGCGCAGTTCCTGTACGGATTGCTCTTGCCGATCGGCAAGCCGTTGCTGGATCAGTAGACGAGCCAGGCGCTTGTTATCGTGCTGGCTGCGTTCGGACTGCACCTTGACGCTGATGCCGGTCGCTACATGGGTGGCACGTACCGCGGAGTCGGTCTTGTTCACATGCTGCCCGCCGGGGCCGGAAGCGCGCATGGCCTCGAAGCGGATCTCGCCGCCCTCGGCTTCTTCCAGGGCGCAGAATGGCTGGCCGGCGAAATACCAGTTCTTGCGTCGATGTGCGGGCCGCAGAGGGCTTTTGCAGATCCACAGCAGGGTGCCTGTCCAGCGTCGAGCCAGGTTTGCGGCGTGCTCGCCATCCAGGCTGACCAGCACCGAGCGATGGGCGTCGCGAGCCTGGCTGGCAACCTGCTCGATGATGCCGAGGCGCACGTTCTGCGCTTCGGCTTCGTGATGCAGGCGGCGTAATGCGTGGGTTACTGCCAATTCGCATTCGGCAGGCCCTTGGGCGGAGGACAGCTGTAGCAACATCATCAGCAGCACCCCCGGCGTTTGTAGGTCAGTACCGGTTTGAGTCGGGCAATGATCTTCACCAGGCCGGCGTCGCGCAGGCTGCCCACCACGCTGTCGATGCTCTTGTAGGCTTCGGGAGCCTCTTCGTACATCAGGCCGCGGTCCTCGCAGATCACTCGGCTGCCCAGCTGGGTGCGCTTGAGTTGATCGAAGCTGAAGCGCGTTGCCAGCCGGCCCTTGCAGTCGCTGCGCAGCCACTTGCGCCCGGCGCCGTGCGCCAGGGAGTAGAGGCTGAACGATTGGGGGAGCGGTTGCACCAGGTAGCTGTAGTCGCCACGGGAGCCGGGAATCACCACCGGACCCTGGTCCGATGGCGTGGCGCCCTTGCGATGCAGCCAGCCCGATACGCCGTCGACCTGCGCCGCAGACACCAGGTTGTGATTGATATCCAGCAGCGGCTGGCCCTTGGCCCGCAGATTGTGCAGCAGGCGCTCGGCGATCAACCGTCGATTGGCCTCGGCAAAGCGCAAGGCCTGGTCGTGCTGCTCCAGGTACTGGGCGCCGGCGGTGCTGGTCATCAACAGGCCGTTGTGGCCGTGTTGGTCGACGTGGCTGCGCAAAATAGCTTCTCCCAGGCCTCGGGAGCCGCTGTGCACCAGCAGCAGCAAGGCTTTCGGGTCCAGTGCCAGCGCTTGCAGGGCGTCGGCGTCATGGACCTGATCGAGTTGTTGCAGTTCGGCGAAGTGGTTGCCGCCGCCGATGGTACCCAGGGAGTGCTCATGACCGCTGACGGGCAATGCCAGTTGCGCGCGTTGTTCATCCCACTGTTCATCCAGGGGCAGGTCGATATTGCCGATTTTCTTTTCCAGCTTGTCGAGGTTGAGGCGAGTGCTGGAGAGGTCGGTTTGCCACAGCGCCATGCCGCAGCCGATATCGTTGCCCACCAGCGCCGGGTAGGCCACTTCGGTGGAAAAAAATGCCGCGCCCACCGGATAGCCCCGGCCTGGATGCAGGTCGGGCATGCCGACGACCTGGCGCATGCCGGGCAGTTGTGCGGTGGTGTGCAGTTGCTGGAGCGCTTTGTCTTCGATCCAGGTGGTGTCGGAGGCGATCAGAGAGACGCCGTTCGACAAATGACGGATGCAAGTGTCCATGTCCAATTCCTGATTGGAAAAAAATATTCAGGTAGTGGCAGGACGAAGCGGGGGTTAAGCGAAGGCGCTAGCGGGTAGCGGTTGCAGCGTTTAAACCAGGCACGTCCTGCAAGGGGTGATCAGTTGTTGCATGGTGGATCTCCTTGGCAAAAGTGTGGAAAGGGCGCGCAGGTTAATCTTTTGCCCGGGGGCTGGCAATGGTGTGGGCAAACAAAGTGCACCTTCTGCGGCCGCTACGGTCGTAAAACCATCACCTTGTTGAATGAGGATGGTTATGCAGACCTTTGGTGAGCGCTTGAAAGAACAGCGCAAGGCGTTGGGGCTCTCCCAGCAGGAATTCGGTGCCATTGGCGGTGTTGAAGCCAACGCCCAGGGCCGTTACGAGAGCGGTGAGCGGGTGCCCAAATCGGATTACCTGATGGCCATCGGGCGCCACGGCGTTGACCTGCTTTATGTGTTGACCGGCGAGCGCTCGCGCTTGTCCGAGGGCAGCCTGAGCCTGGATGAAAGCACCATTATTCAGAACTACCGCCACCTCGGAGATGAGGACCAGGAGGCGATCGCCCAGCTGGCGTCCTCCCTGGCGGAGTGCTGAGTGGGTGCGGGGGAGTTTTTCTGCTGTTCGCGCGCCTTTTTAACGCGGCCTGAGCGATACTCTCGCGTTTTCAGGAGGAGGAGGCAGCATGCGGGTTTTGATGGCGGTAATGGTGGCGGCGCTATTGGCTGGCTGTGCGAGCTCTACCATGGATGAAGCTCGGGCCCGAACGCCCAACAAAACCCTGGCCTCGGCCAAGGCCGATCAACTGGTAGCGCAATGTGTGCAGTTCGCCTGGCAGGACGAGTCGGTCTTTGGTGTCGATGCCGCTGCCTATCTGCAACCGGGCAAGGCAGGGGGGTACACCGTGTATACCCGTTCCGCCGAGACTTTTGTCGATATCAAGGCCGATGCCGCGACGACCACCGTCCACTTTTATGCGGTTGCAGACAGCTATGTCTCGAAGCGTCGCCTGGCGGCGCTAGCGACCTGTCTGTAA